AAAAAAAAAAAAAAAAAAAAAATGTCAAAAATAAATATAAATGATAGTTTAGATGAAGAGGAACATTTATTTGATTCTAATAAATCATTTGCTGAAAATTTAAAATCACTTTCACCTTCTCAGATTAAAGGCTTAAATGATGATACTAAACAATTGATAAAGACCCAACAAAATTTATTAGAAACTCTTAAAACGATGGGGCCGGCAATTAAAGATGGAAAAAATGTTTTAGATACTTTTAAAAATTATTTTGGCAACGATGCAGATTTAGGAAAAATATTAAACTAAATATTAGTTATAAATTTATTTAGAATAATAGTTTTAGATTTAAACTATTATTCTAAATGTTAGATTAATTCTTATATTATTTATTTTTTTTTGAATAGGGATACCATGTTTATAATGTTTTTGACATTCACCATTCATTATTAATAAAGAACCATTATTTAAATCTAGTCTTAATTTATCTTTATTATATTTTCCTTTTATATCAAAAAATCTATTACAACCTAATGAAATTGATACAATTGGTCCTTTTAGATCCTTTTCATCGTCAGAATGCATTCCTATATTATCTTTACCAGATCTATATCTATTACCTAATATATAATTAAAAGAATATTTATTATCAAATAAATTCTCTATTTTTTTTTTTAAATTTATTAATATTATATGTTCATTTATTTCCAAACCTATATTACTTAATCCGCTATAATTATATCTTAATTTATTGTATGAAAAATTAATTGTTTCTCTATTTTGTTTACATTTTTTTCCAAATAAAAAAAATTCTAGTGATTTCCAATCATCTAAATTATTTAAATGTTGAAATAAATCGTTTGATTCTTTTTCTTCTAAAAATTTTTCAAAATAAATTATAGTGGATTTTTGTTGAGATAATTTTAATATTTTCATAGATTAAACTGTGAAAAAGTTCATAATTTAATCAATCAAATTTTTTTATATTGTTATAATATGAATCATATATCACTTATAGCTTTATGTTTAGGAATTATAGCTGTATTATTAAGTATTCATTATATGAATTTTGGAGAAAAATTATATACAGAATTGAAAAATATAAAAACAAAGTGTATAACAAATAAAAAAAATAATAAAAAAGAAAAAGAAATTATTTATTCTATTTTAGAAATACAAAAAAAAACAGGTTTAAATATAAATACATTAAAAGATTTAATTATAAAATATAGTAAAACTGTTATAAACGATAAAAATAATACTAAATCAAAAAAACAAAATATAGAAACTTTTGAGGATTATCATGATATTCATAATCCAAAAGAAATATATATAAATTCTGAAAATCGTGGTTTTAATAATTATGATATTTTTAATCAAGCATTAAATAATATTTAAATAATTGTTTTAATTGTTATTTGACCACCAATTGGGTGTTAAATAAGGAGGCATTTCATTTGTATCAACACAAGGCATCATAGAAGGTCCTCTATTTAAATGATTTAATATTTCAGAATAACTTATATAATAATTATAATATTTAAATCGTGATAAATATCCACTAAAACCATTAAAATTATTAACATATACATCTCCGTAATTCTGTTTTGGCAATCCTTCCAAAACTTTTCGTTTTACTAAATTTCCATTAAAAAAAACATCAAGATTTTTTTCACGAAGACATATTGCCATATGAAACCATTTATGTATAGGAATATTACTTATTTCTATATATTCATCAATTTTTTTAAAAGAATTCATATATACCCTTATAATATTTTCAGTAGGATGTAACCATACACCTGGTGCTCTTAAAGGCCAACTTGTTGAATTTCCTTTATGAAATACATGTTTCCATTTATTATACTCATATGTCCAATCATCTATATGTAACCATAATACATAAGAAAATTCTATTCCACCATTTTCATTTTCCGACCTTATTAATGTTCTTGCATCATCTTCGTGTCTTATAGGATCTTGGTAAATTATTCGTCCTTGTTTTGCGGATTTAGTGTTTTTTAAAAGCCAGATTGATGAATTTTGCCATTTCTTATACTTACTATATATATTTCTACTTAATCTAACCATTATAAGAATAATTATTATAGCTATTATTGCTTTTATAACTTTACCACTTTTTCCTTCCGGAAGCTTATTATACAGTGAATTAGCTCTTGTTCCTATTGATTTTCTTGTATTATTTAAAACATTCATTATATATATATTATATAAATATAAATTTTCTAAATATAAAAAAATTTAATATACTATTTTTTTATATCTACTTGACTTATAAAATATCTATATTTTTAAACTTCCAGATTTACTAAAACTCGAGGCTTCTGCTCCACTTCCTGCAGCACTTGCTGTTATTGAAATATCTCCTTTTACCTTAAAATTACACATTTTATCGTATAAACTCCCACATTCATTACCACATCTATAATAAGTCCAAATTTCATCTGGATCTAATGCTCTATTAAAATACCTAAATTCTCCAATATATCCTTTAAATCCCCCTCTTTGTAAACAATATAAATTTCCATTATTATATTTTGGCACACTTTCATATGTACAACTTCGTGCTAATTTACCGTTTAAAAATATATCTAATGTTCTATTATGCATTACTAAATTAACTAAAATCCATCGCTGTAAAGGAATATTAACTATATCACATTTTCCTCTTCCTGTCAAATCTAATGAAGTTTCTGAGCCAAATAAAGGATTTGCTGATATTGGTTCATCCCAATTTTTGATTGCACACATCTCTTTATCTACCTTTGAACTCATATCTCCTATATCAGGATAGCACCAGCTTCTTTCTAATTTATTTTCACCAGGATTTCTACAATAATTATGTTCTTTTAATTCTAGATAACTTTCACTAGTGAATTCATTTTTACCAGTTTCATGATTATAATCCATTCGTCTTAAATCAGGAATATCCCAAAATTTACAATTTCTATTGTTTACTGTCTTATTTATATTTGTTTCTTCTCCATGCGTTGATACTCTTATCATTAAACTATTAGTATCAGGGTAAAGCCAAACTCCTGGATTTACTTCATTTGCCATACTATCACCTTTATGAAATATATGTTTTGGTTGACCATTTCCATAATTCCAATCATCTATATTTAGCCAAAAACTATAAGTATAATCATATCCATAAATTGATCTTGGTAATTTATTTGCCAATATTACTGTTTCCGGTTTTTTTTTTTGTGTTGAACCTTCTTCTCCCTTTAATCCAAATGATAATTTATTTAATAAATCACCAGATTTTTCCTCTATAATGTAATCTGCTGGTCTTGTTTTAAAAATTAGTGATGAATGCTTACAAAAATTCTTAAAATACTTATAAATTTTATAAATAACTAATATTAATAGAATTATTAATAATGAAATTATTAATATAGTAAATTTTTTATTTTTACCCATTGCTGACTTAATATTTCCTAAATTATTACTTATTGTTCCTATAAATTTATTATTACTTACATTCGTCTTAATATTTTTTAAATTATTATTAATCCTTTCCATAAATATATTATATATACATATAATATTTTAAAATATGCATTATATATTTTAAAATATTAATATTTTTGAATTTTTTTTTGATTAAATTTATAAAAATCTTTTTATTTTATTTTCTTATTAAATGATTTATCTGTCTATAATTATTAATATCTTTTATAGTTTCTAAATTATATATATTTTTTTTTTGTTTTTTTCTATAATTTATAAATTTATCTATAATTGGAGATGAATTATCATCTAATATTTCATCATCTAACATTTCACTGGGATTATGTTCTATATTAGTTTTTATATCTTGATTAGGTATCATAGGTGCTTCAGGTATTTTAGATACATCCGATGTAATACCTTGATCAGATATAGTTGTGATGTCTAATGCTTTGTTTCCATCAATATCTACCTTTAAATTAGGATTTGTTTCCAAATTAGAATCTAAAGATACATTAGCTCCACTTTCTACTTCAGGTGTTGTATCTACATCAGATGTAGTAGCTTGATTAGGTTTTATTGCTGTGTCTGCATTAATATCTTCTTTTAAATCTTTTGTCTCAAAATTAGGATCGGATACAAGACTATGTGTTATTTCCTCGGCAGGTATCATTTTCACACTTGGTGTCATATCTATACTAGGTGTGATGTCTACACTAGGTGTCATGTCTACACTTGGTATTGTAGATACAGTAGGCTCTATTGGATTGTTAGTATTAGAAGTGTCTTCTGATAATTCTCTTATAGAAAAATCAGGACTATTTCGTAAAGGATTATACATAGAATTATAATCTTTTATATTATGTATAATTTTTTTAGAATTAGTTTGAATTGCAGTTTTGCTTGTTGATGAACTATTATTTAGCCAATTCCATCTTGAATAAGAATTATTATTGTTTGTTTCCTCACTTGCTATATTATTACTAGCTAATAAAGGATCAAAAATTTTTTTTTTCTTTTTAAAATTATATTTTTTAAAATCAGGCCATTCCCATGGTTTAGGACCTTTTGAATATATATCAGCAATGTTACTATGAACTAAAGGTATAGTATAATATTTTAATTGCGTTAATAATCCAGAAAAACCACCATTTTTATTAACATATAAATCTTCATTATTAAATCTTAAACCGCTACCTACTAAAGATAAAGTTTTTTTTAGTAAACCATCTAAATATACATAAACAAAACTATTACAAGCTACAAATGCAAGATGAAACCATCGTCCTATAGGAAAATTATCTATAATTATTTCAAAATTATTTTGCTTAACTTTTTCTAAATATTTTATATTAGGATTCATAGTCTGATCATTTAATTCTTCCGTATCAAAAAATATAGATAAATTATTTATTTTCGGATGAATCCATATACCAGGTTGACAACGTTTTGCTTTAATATCTCCTTTGTGTAATATGTGTTTCCATTTTCCTTTTTTATAATTCCAATCATCTAACCATAACCATACTGTAATACCATATTGATTATTAGGTCCTTGTTTTGGAATACTATTATTATCTATTATATATTCTTTTTTTGAATTTTTAACATTTTTTATAACTATTGGATTTAATTTTTGTTCTTTTAAAATTTTTATATATTTATTTGTTAATAAATAAATTATAAAAACAATTATTATTAAAATTAATATTATTGTTAATTTCATTATAATATAGAGATAAAAAATAAAACTAATAAATAATATAAATAAAATTATTTTTCACATGATTTACAAAAAGATTTAAATTTTATACTTGGTATTAATAAATTAGAACACAATTCTTTATTATAACATTTAGGACCTTTTGAATATAATATGGAAATTTCTCTATATTTTAAAGTAAATGGATATAAATTAAAACACGATAATAAACCATTGAATCCATTCCATTTATTTATATATAAATTACCTTTATTAATAGGTAATGGATTGTTAAATATTTTACTTTGAATTAACTTTCCATCAATATAAATTTCCATAATTTTATTTCTAAAAGTTATAACAAGATGAAACCATCTTCCTAATGGAATATTATTTACATATACTAAATTTTTATCACAAAAAAATTTTTTATTTTTATAAGGATTCATACTAATTGTATTACAACTTCCAAATTTTTTAATATCTGATACATACCCATTATTATCCAGTTCAATTGGACAATATCCTTCCTTTGAAATCAAATCTGCTGTTGTTTCACAATCGTTTATTAAAATTGTATCAGGTATATTATTTGTATTTTTATATCCTAAACGTTGTAAAGAATTAGTTATATTCTGTGGTTTATTAAAACATAATTTTTTATAATTCCATTTATATGGAAACTTACATAAATGTCCTTTCTCTGCTCCTATTTTACCAGATGTATATCTTGTTGTATTTTCACTTCCAACTTTTATTATTAGATTATTTAAATTTTTATCAAACCAAACTCCAGGACAAGTAATATTAGCATCACAATCACCTATGTGAAAAATATGTTTGGGTTTATCATACATATATTTCCAATCATTAACATTTAACCATAAAGAATAACTATATTCATTTGCTATTTCTGTATTAGAAGGTAATTTATCACGATGTATTGATATTGGATATTTCGTTGTTTTAATATCAATCATTTTGTATCTAATAATATTAGTAAAATATTTTGCTAAATCATTGCTTATTAACCCTATTAAAAATAATATTGCAATAATTATTAACGTAGATTTGAAAACTCTATTAATAAAAATATTAGTAAAATTCATTATTAATAATATTGAAACAAGAATAACTATAGCTAATGTTATACTATAAAATATCTTCTTATCTTTATTTTTTGATAAATCCATTATATCATTTACTTAGATTTAAATTATATATGATATAATTTAGTATTTTAATAATAAAATACTAAATTATTTTATACTATATATATATATTTATTAATAATAATCATACTCATTATTATTTTTGTTTTTTATATTGTTTGATTCATCTGACTTTGTATTCATATCTATATCTACATCTATTTTTATACTATAATTAATTCTATCTAAAATATTATATATTTTTCTAATTAATTTATACTTTGATCTATATGGACCATCATTATATATTGCTAATATATTATTATCAAATATTTTACTTAATAAATTATTTTTAGGTATAATATAATTATAAAGCATAAAACGACAAATATATCCATCAAAACCGCCATCTGAACAGATTTGAAGATCAGAATTAGTAGATTGTTTTGGAACATTTGATAAATATTTAGATTTATATAATTTTCCATTAATGTGAAGATCTAAATTTCTTCCATCTAAAATTGTAACTATATTTATCCATTTTTGAAGAGGAATAGAACCAAAATTAATTTTTTCAATTTTATTATCTAAAGAAATATTATATACAGGCACTTCTATTATTAAATTATTTATTTTCTCTGTCAGTCCTATATAACAATTATCTTTCCAAACAACTATATTTTTAAAATTTTTATATCTATAATTCCAATCATTTATATAAATCCAAAAACTTATAGACCATCCGCTACCTTTATTAAATGTATTACCTTTAAAAACTATATTATTATTATTTTTAAAAATTTCTTTTGGACTAATTACTACTTTTTGTTTTGCTAAAAATGCTTTATTAAATCTATTTATTTTTAATTTTGACCAATATTTATTATATTTATAATAAATAATAAATAGTATAAGTATAAATATAAAACTTGTTAAAAAAAAATACATAAAATTATTTAACATTTATACTATTATAATATATTAATTTACTTAAAATCTTATAATAAATTTTTAATATATATATATACTATAGTATGATAAGAATAAGTGATAAAGAATTAGTAGAAGGATTTTTAGGTTCAATTGGATGGGTAGGTTTTTTTTTTTATTTAAGACTTAAATTAAAATGGCCTACTCCTATGGAAGGATTTTTAGCTTGGTCTCTTGTATGGTTGTTGCGTAAAATAGGTATGCATGCATATTTAGGAATAAAAAAACAAAATAAAATAAAAGAAAGAATATTTAATATTATTTAGTTAATAAAATTCTAAATCAATTTTGTTATAATAATCTTATATATTTAATTATTTAAAAGATTTTTATAATAATTAAAAATAATTTTTTATCTTTTACATTTTATATCTTTAATATTATCTTCATTATTTTCGGATTCATCATCATCTTTATCTTTAATTTTTTTTAATGTTTTCTTGCAGTTTTTATTAGATTCTGTAGACATAGGGTCTACTGGAGATTTAAATAATTTTAATTTTATAAGTAAATTTTGCATCAAATTTATTTGAGTAGGTCCTTTATTATATTTTTTTTGTAATTCGTTTGGAGATATAGTTGAAGGTGAATAACTCAGCGAACTTAATTGCCCATTAAAACCTCCATCTTGATTAACAAATACATCTCCATCAATCGTTTTTGGAGCATTTTTTAATATAAATGTTTTAGCTAATTTACCATTATTATATACATCTAAATTTAACTTATCTAAAACAATTGTTATAAGACACCATTTTTTAATATTAATGTCTTCTAGAATAAATTTTTCTATATCTTTTTTTGTAGATATAAAAATTACTATATTATTAGTATGTGGATGAAAATATACAGCGGGACTTACAGTATCATTCATTTTAATTGGAAAATATTCTGAAACATTATCTTTTAATAATTTACATTTTCCAAATCTTGATTTTTTATCTATGTTTACACATTTTAAACCATCATCGCATGCATATAGGCTATTTTTATTAACATCATTTTTGCATTTTTTTTGTAAATTTAATATTGAATTATGTATACATTTTCCATATTTTTCATTATTTAAATCACATGAGTAATTATCTTTACATTTAATATCTTTTAATCTATTAAGTCTTTTTTGAAAATAATTTAATTTTCTAATTAAAATATTTTCTTCTTTTTTACTAGAATTTCTATATATTGCATTGGTCCAATTTTGTCCCCACATATAATTATCTATTTGTTTACAATTATTTGATGAACCATATTTACCGTAATTATTACCAACCCAACATTCAGCCTTTTTATTATTTCCACCCCCTATACCATTTTGATATTGTAATCCAAAATATTTTTTATTTAATTCTTTTGCTATTATACCACACTGTTTTAATGAATTATGACCTACTTTATTTGGTAAATCTCTGTTTTTATTGTCTTTAAAACAACCAATATAAGTATGTTTATTATAATTTTTATTTAATAATTTATGTTTTATATCATTTATGCGTTTCGTTAGAATATTTATTGATGTATTTTGATATTTTTCACTTAAACATTGATCCATGTTAAACAGATGTTTTTTATTATATAAGTCAGTTTCATATGAATAATTACCTCTTGTAAAAATATGTTTCCACTCTTTAAATTTATAATCCCAATCTTGTAAATAAAACCAAAAATTCCAAGTAAAGTTATATCCTGTTTTTGATTCATTAAACATTTTATTAGGTATTTTTTTATTTTCCATAGCATTTTTTGATGTTCTCCAAAATACAGGATTTATTTTATTATATTTATAAGTTATATATATATATATAACTAATGTAATAATTAACATACAAACTATTATAGTTGATAGAATATAGTTATTATTTGTTGTAGGTATTTTAAATGATGTTAAACTTGATATAATATTCATATTATTATATAAATAGAAAATAAATATACATAATAATATGTATATTATTATACGATTTTATATTATTGAAATTTTGTAGCCAATTTATTATTATATTACTTTTTAATTACTATCTATTTTTTTGGTATACATTATTTAATTTATATCTAATTATAATGATATTAAGTTATAAATTCTTTTGCTTTAATATTATAAAAACTTTATTTGAATCTATTTAAGAGAATATAAAAGTTGCAAAATTAAATATCAAATGTATGTCTATAATTCAATTTAGTTCTATGCGCACTTACTTAATTTTTAATATAACTTAGAGTTTTAATAGTTGTATGATAGATGAAATAAATTTATCTTAACTAAAAAAGAAATTTAAAAAGCCATTTAAGTATTTAAAATTTGAATAAATAAATATAAAAAGAAACTTAGTTTTTTTTATTAAATATTATTATTTAAAAATTTGATATAATTTCTTAAATACAACTTTAATATTAATATGTTTATTACACCAGAACAATTAACAACACAATCATTTACCAGGCCATTTCCATTATCATCATTATTAAATAAGCTTACAAATAAAGATTTAATTTTAGATGCAGAATATCAAAGAGATGAAGTATGGAGCACTGAAAAAAAGACAAGATTGATACAAAGTATATTAGGTGGAGTAACAATACCATATATTATAATTAATGAAAAAGAAGATAAAAAAATTGTTATTGATGGAAAGCAACGAATCGGTGCTTGTAGAGATTTTAAAAATAATATTATCAATTTTTTTAACGAAAGTGACCCTGAACAAACATGTCTATATCGAGAACTTGATACTAAATATAAAGAATATTTTGATGATTATTCTATTAACTGTATTATATATAGAAACTTAACTGAGGAAGAAGAAAGAGATATTTTTCAGAGAATAAATTACGGTGAAAATTTAAGTACAGGTGAAAAATTAAAAGGAATGAAATCTTATTTAATTCCTGAAATTATTAATGTAAAAAATAGTATTTCTAAATATTTAGAAAACTTTGGAATCACTGAAAATCGTGAGTCGCACATTGAATGTGCGATTGCATTCTTAGCTCTTTATAAAAATGATAATGAATATGTAAGCAAAGGTAAATTATCAGTAGAATATCTCAATAAATTAACAAAAAATAAAGACAAAATCAATATGGATATTTTCAGCACTAAAATAATTAATACACTAAAATTATTAGATGAAATTCATAAAGATACTTCAAATTATGCTAAAAGTCGAAAATATAAAAAAAAAACTTATAATAAGCTTAAATGGACAGATGTTCTTATATATATTAAAATGATTTTAAGCTGTGAAAAGAATGATGACATAAAGAAGGAATTAATTAGTGTAATTAAATATCTAATTCACATATCAAATGCAAATCAATTTGTAAATGTAAAAGTAGGAGGAGAAACTTATTTTAAGTATCAATTAATTTTTGATAAAAGATCTAATACTAATGTCCATAAATTTTTTGAGAATAGAATTCAGTGTTTTAACGATTTATATAAATATATTAACAAAAGTCATAGCAAAACTGTTAGAGAACAGATTTACGCAAAGTGTGGAACAGCTGGAGAAAGCACTTGTGAATTATGTAATACTCATAAAATATACCCTAAAAACTTTCATGCGGCTCATATTATATCAAAAAAAAATGGAGGTAGTCCCGAAGAATCAAATGCCTATCCTACGTGTGCTTATTGTAATATAAGTATAGGATCTCAAGATTTAGATACTTACGCAATTCAAAATAAAATAACTCTAAGACATTTAAATGATTAAAAGAAATTAATCTATACATTTAATCTTATTACATATATTTTTTGTATCACACCAAGTATTTTTATCTCTATTTTTTTTTGAATCACATAAACCATCAATGGAATCGAACCATTGTCTTGCTTTATCAGATTTTTCCATAGCCTCTAATGCTAATTTTCTATCTGTATACCAAAATGTTTTACCTTTAACTAAAAACGAATGAACTCTAGCCATTCCCCATTGATGAGCTGTTGCTCCGACTCGATGACCAGTTCTCCAAGCAGCTAACCCCCTTTTAAATACTTTTGTAATAATATCTAATGGAACTCCTGTTATTTTTGATTTTTCTTTAATAGATTTAACATTAGGAAAATATTTATACCATTGATTTGTATATTCTGAAAGTTTGGTTTGAATTCTTCTACCATTTTTAAAATCAGTTTTAAATTTTGTATAGGAATCAGATCTTTTATGATCGGAATCAACACCTTTTTTCATTCTTTTTAATCTTTCTTTAACCTTATCAAGAGTTAAACCTTCAAAATATTTTTTAGGAGCATAAATTGTTGCATTTTTTAATAGTTTATCAATTTCATTTTTTTCGTCATTGGATATTTTATTGCCACCTCCTATGTAAAAATTTAGATAATTATTAATTATCATATGACCATTATTACTATAAATATTTTCTAATAAATTAGTATTAGGATCTAATATTATATTATACATATAATATAATGAAATAAAAAATTTAGTTTTAAATGTTTTTAAAATATTATTTTAAAAACCAAACAGAACCGGAATCTAGTCGATGAATACAACATTCACAATGATCTATATTAAATATTTCCACATATTCTTCTCCTCACATTCTGCATTGTAGAGTTCTTGATCAAAGGTCTAGTTAATATTATGTTAATTTAATTAGCTTTAAATACATTAATTTTATATAGATTTGCTAAATTTATATATATTTAATATTTTAAATAATTTCAATTTAAATTTAGTTTAAAAAAATTGTCTGGAATTTTGAAAATAATTGATAAATAAATTAATATTATAATTATAATTGCTAATAATATATATATGATTTTTTGTTGAATATTAACTTTATTAATAAAATAACTGCTAGATTCATTAGGATTACTATATTTTTTTTTATATATTTCTAAAAATTTAGAATATGTTATAGTTTTTTTTCCTAAATCTTTATTTGTTTTATTATGTATTTCTACTAACCACTTACATAAATTTAATTTATTATTCAAATAAAATTTAATAGGCAAATCTGATAAGTGTTTTGATAAATTTTGTCTACAAATACTACAAGGTAATAAATTTGGTAAAATATTGAAAAAATCTAAATAATATTTTTTATCTTGAATTGTAGGATTGTCTGGATAATTCAATGTAATTGAATGTAAAAATGTCCAAGCATCAGGTCCCCATATATTAGGCTCCATATTATTTATAAAAGATTTTTTTATATTAATTTTATCTAAATAAAATACTTATATTCATAAGTAAATTAAATGAAAAAACACTTAAATATTTAATACTTAAATTAAATAATAGCTTAATTAATGTCATCTAATCCTATGTCTATTTTTGATGTTAATCAAAAATTTAATAAAAATAAAAATTATAATATAGAAAATAAAGAAAAAATAATATTTTGTGGAAATTGTGGAGAAAAAAATCATATATATAAAGATTGTCAACACCCTATTATAAGTTTAGGAGTTTTATTATTTAAATATTATCCAGAAACAGATAAGATTCGATTTTTGTTAGTAAGAAGGAAAGATTCAATTGGATTTGTAGAATTTATAAGAGGAAAATATGCATCAACCGATATTGAATATTTAAGAAAATTATTTTATCAAATGTCTAGCGATGAAATTGATAAAATTCAAAAATATGAATTTAATACTTTATGGGATAATTTATGGATGTATAATAAATTTAAACCAAAAAAAAAAAATTTTATAAATGATAATATTTTAGCAAAAAAAAAATTTGAAAAAATAAGAGAAGGATACTATGTAGATAATATATTTATATCTATAAATTATTTTATTAATAATTTGCAATGTAGATGGTTTGAGACAGAATGGGGAATTCCAAAAGGAAGAAGAAATATAAAAGAAACTGATTATGATGCTGCTAAAAGAGAATTTATGGAAGAAACAGGAATATTAGATGATAATTTCATAATATTATCAAATGTTCCACCTTTTATTGAAGAATATTTAGGAACAGATAATATAACATATAAACATATATACTATTTAGCAAAATCTATTGGAAATATAAGTTACAAGATTGATTTAAATTCTAAATTTCAAATTACTGAAATTAGTAAAATTGGTATGTTTGATACTAAAGAATGTTTAAATTTAATAAGAGATTATTATGTAGAAAAAAAAAAAATTATTTTAGATGCTGAAAAATATATATTTAAAAAAAAACTATTTGAAATGAATAATATATTTTTATTTAATAATAATAATAAAAAAAAATCACATAGTATTTAAACAAAAAATTTATTTTGAAATTTTAATCTAGTTTATATATAATAATGAATGTTTTAGACAAAGAAATTAAAACATTATTTAAAGAATATTTAGATGAATTTGAAAATGATAAACCTGCAAAAGATAAATTTTCAAAAGAAAAAAAACAACAATTTTATAATTTTTATTCTGAAATTTTAGAAAAAAAATTAAATCTTCTAAGTGAAAATTTAAAAATAAAATATTTAGCAGAAGAAATAAACGAAAAAAAAGATGAAATATTAAAATCAAAAAATTCAATAGAAAGAAAATTAAGAGAAATTGCTTTTGATATTACAAATAGAAAATTAGAGTATGCTATTGAACAACAAGATAATAGTGATAGTTCTGAAAATTTATTTCAATATTATCCTGAATTTACAAATAAATTATTTAATAAATATATTTATACAAAAAAAGAATTTAATAAAAATAAAATTCCACCTATTAATGAATATGAAGAATTACAAAAAAATAGTATAGGTTTTAAAAAAACTGAATCACAAAAATTTGTTAAAAATTATATATCTCATAATACACCTTATAATGGTATATTATTATGGCATGGTGTTGGAGTAGGAAAAACTTGTGCTGCTATATCTATTGCAGAAAATTTTAGAGATTATCTTCAAAAAAAAAAAAAAAAAATAGTTATATTAACACCAGGATTTACATTAGAAACAAATTGGAGAGATGAAATATTTAATTTAGATAAAGAATTATATGATAAACATATAGGTATTAAACAATGTACTGGTAATAAATATTTAAATGAATTAAATAATTTTTTTAAAAGCAAAACAAAGAATGAAAAAAAAAAAAAACAAATAACAAAAATAATAGAAAAATATTATGAGTTTTATGGTTATCAAAAATTAGTAAGTGATATAGAAAAAGTATTTGGCGAATATGACAAAATTTATAAAACTTATAGTGAAAGTTGTATAAGTATAAATGCTGAGTATAATAAAATAAAGTATATAAAAGAAAGATTTTCTGATACTGTTATTATATTAGATGAGGTTCATGTGACTAGAACTAATGATGGTGGAAAAGAGGAAAAAAAGGTTCCACCTTATTTAGAATTAATAGCAAGATATGCTGAAAATACAAAATTTATACTATTATCTGCTACTCCTATGTATAATATATCCAAGGAAGTTATTTGGTTAATAAATTTATTATTATTAAATGATAAAAAATCTCCGATTGAAGAGTTTGAAATATTTGATAAAGATAATGATATAAAAATTTATAGTAATGATTCTATAAAAAAAAATGATTTGTTAAATGAAAATATAGATATTAATAAAATAATTGAAGGATCAACAGCTTTAAGAATTATTATAGATAAATCTCGTGGGTATATATCATACTTACGAGGTGAACATCCATTTAAATTTCCTTCAAAAATTTTTCCAGAATCTCGTACATATACTCCTGATCCATTATATGATTATAAAAATCAAAAATTAATTAATAAAATACCTAATAAAAAACTTATTTTATATAAAAATGAAATGAGTATATGGCAATTTTATCATCTATTTGAACAATTTGCAGAAATTCCGGAAGATGAAAGTGATTTAATTAGAGAAGAAAATAAAAAAAAAAAGGCATTTGGAAACAATGCCAATATGGCAAGTAATATTGTATTTCCAGATTTATCAAATGAGCATAAATTTTTTACAAAGGGCGAACCTTGTGGACTTATTGGAGATGATGGTATTAAAAATATATTTGAATATGATCAAATTTCTAAACAATATACATATAAACAAAATTATATTAATACAAATAATGAAGGTATTTTTCATCGTAATCGTATTGAAAAATATTCTGCTAAATTTAAAAATATTATTGATAATATTGTTGGTAATAAAGATAGACACATTTTTCCATCTCAAGGAATTGTATTTATTTTTTCACAATATATAGCACATGGTATTGAACCTATTTCAATAATGTTGGAAGAAAATGGATTTAAGAGATATATTTATAATAATTTTAATAAAATATATCAAGAAAAAAATATATTAAAAAAAAAAATAGAAGAAAAAGATCTATTTTGTTCGAAAAATAAAGTTTACAAACAAATACATACTACTAATGAATTTAAACAAGCAAGATATATATATTTAGATGGTAAATCTACTGAAATAGAAAGAGAAAAATTAGTTAAAATAGCAAGGGATAAAAAAAATATTAATGGTGAAGAGGTTTTAGTAATACTAGGTTCAAAAGTTCTTGAACATGGAATATCTTTTTTTAATGTTCGCGAAACACATATATTAGAACCTTGGCATCATTTAAATATGATTGAACAAGCTGTTGGTAGAACAATTCGTAATTTTTCGCATATAAATTTTGAAAGAAAATTTCAGAATACTACATTATTTTTACATTGTTCTGCTTTACCAAATATTGATGAATTAAAAAAATTTAGAGATGAGACACGCAAACGCGAAGTAGCTTCTTTATCTGACATGCATATAGCTAAATTATTTTTTAAAAAAACTGATGATGAATTAAATATTGAAACGTGGGATGAAAGAATATATAGAAGAGCATATCAAAAAAAAAAACATATGTCTATTATTGAAAGAGTTTTAAAAATTAATTCTATAGATTGTCAACTAAATAAATATGGTAATGTATATTCTCAAGATACATTTGATTTTCAACAATCTATGATTAATTCAAAAGGACATGAAATTATAGTTCCTTTGTATGATACTGATTTCTCACAAAAATGTGATTATCTAAAATGCGATTATAAATGTGACTGGGTTAATGATGATAGCGATATTGAAATGGCTCATCAACATATAAATAGTGATACATATAATATAAGTTTTGATATAGATGATATATATTTAGCTAAAGAAATTATTAAATTTTTATATTTAGAATATTCTACTGTTGCTTATGATATAGATTTTATTGTTAATTATGTAAAAACATATAATTTTATAAATGTCGATGCTATATATATTGCATTAGATGAATTAGTAAAAAATAATGAAATTTTATACGATTCTATATATAATGAAGGCTATTTAATTTATAGAGATAATTTATATATATTTCAGCCCTTGGCATTAAATAGTGATACACCTAAATCATATCGTAAAGATTTATTAAATTATTTACCTAAACAAAGTAGTATAGAACTAAATTATGATGTTATTACAAAAGATTTTTCAGAACACGAAAAAACTAGTGTTGAATCAACTGAAATGGATACGTTATTACCTGAAAAAATTTATAAAGAATGGGTTATTAAAGCATTTGGATCTATTTCACCGGAAGATCCTTTAAAAATACAAAATATAATTTTGATAGATAAAGAATTACCAAAAAAAATCAAACTCAATGAATCTAATAATTCCTTTTCTTATATAGAGAATAAATATGGTAAAGAATGGTTTGTAAAAACTGATGGAAAATTTAATCCTTCTATATATGATTTTACTCAAATGAGAATTATTTCTCTTATAGAAAGACAAAATTATCAAATAAAAAAAATATTATTTGAATTTTCTTTAATAAATATTATTGAAAATAAACTTGATCCTAGTAGTAAAAAAATAAATGAATTAGATATAATTATATTTAATCATTATACTAAACAATATTCAGATAAAAATATACATAGTATTTACACCCAAAGTGAAATACCTAAAGAGTTGTATGATTCTACAAATGATGAATTTAGACAATTTAATCTACCTATATATTTTAGAATTACTATTTCTTATACTGATATAAATAAAAATTTTATTATCCATAGTATTTTTAAAAAATATAACATTAAAAAAAATAAATGGGAAGACATAACAAATAATTCAAAAATGGATAAATTTATTATAAGCGATAATTCATTAACTGGACAAGAACTTATATATGGATTTTTATCAAATAAATCAAGTCAAGAAAAAGTTGATTTAAGCTTTTATGTTGTTAATAATATAGGTGATAAGGTTGAAGATAAAGAAAAACAAAAACAAAATAAAAAAGTTATAAAAACAGGAGCTATATGTGGCACAGGATCTGCTCGATACAAAAAAGATATTATTTCTATTATAAATCATTTATATGAATTTTTAAAAATAACTAAGTCAATGGAAAGTGATTACATAGTAGATAGCTATGACAGTAAAAAGAAAAAATATTTATGTGAAGAACTGGAATTAATGTTAAGATATAGAGAATCTTTATTACAAAAGGATGATAAAATAAGATTTTTTTATAATGTAGATGAATCAATAAATTTTAAACCCACAAAAACAAAAACAAAAACAAAAACATGAAAAATAATTAATTTTGTTTCTTTATATTTATATAATTTTAAATAAATTTGATATTTATTTAAAATTATATCTGTTATTATTAATAATATGTATAAAAAAAAAATATTTAACGATGATATTTATTATACACAAATTCTTACTGATAAAGAACAATTAGAACCAAAAAATGTTTTAACTAATATTAATAACGAATTATTAGATAAAATTAAAGAAAAATTAGAAGGTAAATGTTCCAAATTAGGATATGTTCAAAAAGGATCAGTTAAAATTTTAGAAAGAAGTATAGGTAGATTAGATTCTTCTCATTTTTCAGGTAATGTAATTTTTGATTTAAAAATAGAAACTAAAATATGCAATCCAACCGAAGGTGACATTATTAAATGTAAAGTTATTGGTAAAAATAAAATGGGAATAATGTGTTTAAAAGAACCTTTGTTAATATGTTTATCTAAACTACATCATCAAGATATTTTAGAAGATTATGGTTCTATTGAAAAAGATGATATTATAAATGTTGAAGTTATTTGCTCTAGGTTTGAATTATATGATACTGAAATAAATATTATTGCTAAATTAGTTAACAAATAAATTAAGATTATTTTATCTTTTTTTTTTATATATATTATATAATGGTTAATAAAGAAAAAGAATCATCAATATCTATAAAAAAAAAAGAACAATTAAAAAAAAAAATAAATAATTTAGATTACAATGAACAATGTGAAATATTTAATATTATACGAAAAGATACAGATAAAATATCAGAAAATAATAATGGAATATTTATTAATTTAAAATATTTAAAAGATGAAACTATTGAAAAATTATTTAATTTTGTTATTTATTGTGAAAAAAATAAAATTATTATGAAGGTAGATGAGGAAAAATATCAAGCTGAAATTTTAAATAATGTATGTAATATAGATATTGATAATTCAAAAAAAAATATTTCTTCTGATTTTGAAAGTAATAAATCTAATTATAGCGAAATAGAAGATGATCTATCAGAAGGTTATCAATGTTACATTATTGAAAATGACAATTATTTTAAAAATAATAAAAATAAAGATATCAATACTGATAAATTTTCATTTAAAACATATATAGATAAATTATCCGTGACTACTCAAAAAGCATTTAATGAAAATAATGAAAAAAAAATACCTACACTAAAAACCAAAAAATTAAAATTCACAGGTGTAAAAGCTCGAATTATGAATAGATGTAGAAATATAAATAGAAATACTACACAAATATGGAAAAACAAATTCAATAAAACTAATTGTAATAAAAATATTGAACATATAATAGATGATACTATAAGTGAATTAGATAAAGTTAGTTATAATTCTGATATAGAATATGATCCAGATAATGATAGTTATTATAATGATAAGGAATCATATATAAGTAATGAATTACAAGAAGATATAATTTAAATAAATAAACTAAAAGATAATTAAAATAAAATAATTTGATTTATTTAAGGATATATTTATGAATATTAAATAAATACTATTTATGAATATTAATAAAATTTTCAATAAAAAAATTTATGATATAATTAAAAATTTATCTAATAATACAACAAAATTAATAGACCCATTGACAAATATTGAAAACGATAAATACACTCAAAATAAATGTATTATAGATATTAAAAATAATCTTGAAAAAATTAAACAAAAAAATAATATATTTACTCTATGCACAATTTTAAAAAATATACAAAATAAAACGTCTTTTAATATCCAAAATAATAATGGCACTCAAATTAATAATCAAATATGTAGTGAAAATGAAAATAATAATGATAACTATATCGAAAACAATATCAAAATTAATATAAATACCATTAATATTGAAAATAATAATAACAATAGTAATATTACGAATTATAAAAATAATAGTAACAATACATTGAATTGTGTAAATACTGATAACAATAGTAATACTACTAATTGTATAAATAATAATAACAATAGTAATACTACCAATTATGTAAATAATGATAATAATACTAAGTCTGATTATGTTAATATAAAATTATGTCAGGAAAGTGTTAATAACCAAAAAAATACATTATTTAAGTATAAAAATTATTATAAACATAGTTCATATATTTTTGTAAACAATAAAATATTTGAAAATATATTTGAAAATTATCAAAATATACTAATAAAATCAAATGAACCTATTGTATTTGCTATATGTATCTTAATTTATAAAAAATTTTTATATTTAAATGATTCCAAAAAAAACTTATTTATTAAAGAATTAAAATACATTATGGCTATAGATTTAGATAGAAAAAATTTATATGAAAAATATAAATACAATCATAAAAGATTTAAAAAAAGTGAATTTCAAAATGATCTTATTGAAAATAAAATTATGAATAATAATTATTTTTATATGTATATTGGTGATTATTTTAATATAAATATTATTTTTAAAGACAATGATCAAATTATATATTTTAATAATTATAATTCTAATAGATATTCTTTATTAATTATTAATTATGATAATGATATATATGTTCATTACAATTGTGATAAAACTAGCTTACTTTCTCACGAATTATGTATAAAAAATAATATTATAATTAATATTAATAAAAAAACTAATAATTATGGTAAATTAAAAATATCAGAATTACAAAATATTGCAAAAAGTAAAAATATAGATATAAAAAAACAGGGTAAAACAGGATTAATTAATAAAACTAAAAAAGATTTAATAAATGATCTAGATATATAAAACTAATAAGTTTTGTTTATAAATTATATTTAAACAAATTAATTAATTTTTTATTTTAATTCATTAAAAAAAATTGATGAAGATAATTCAAAATCATTTAAAATTAAAAGTCTAATTATACTATAATACCAAATGATAAATTTTAATGAAAATGAAATTCAAAAAATTAATTTATTTCATGAATTAAAAAAAAAATATAAAGAACGTGAATTAGAAATAATTTTTTCATCAATTAAACATAAAAATAGGTGTCCTATAACAAGAAATTCATTTATAAATATGCTTAAAACTATGAAAAATTCTTGTTGTCAAGATTCAGAAGATAAAGAATGGATAAAAAAAGAACAAACAACTTCATTAGATATACGTTTACATAGAACAAAAAACATTGATAATAATGACAATCTTAAAAATATAAGAATCACAATTATTGGAAGTGAAAATATTTCTATATATTGTAAATATAATAATATTAATAAAATTCCAAATGAATTTTTAGAAATTATGTATAAAAAATTTTCAATAATTTCGGATGAAGATAAAGATATATTGGATTTTACCAATACATCTGATAATTTTCAGAGAGGTTTAGCAATAGATATTGAAAATTATGACATTAGATTTACATTAAAAGATGAAATTTTATATAAAAAAGGATCATTTGTGTCAAATAATGTAAGATTAAAAAAAGAGGCAAATAATATCTGGAATGAAGTTAATAATAATTTAGATAATTATTTTAAAACTTTTAGATTAAAAAATAGATATTCTTTCATATCTACTACAACAAATATACAATTAGATCTCACAATTGTTCAAAGTTCTTTTGAAGATATAAATGGTAGAAATTTATCAATACCAGTAAAAGAATTTTTTGAATCAAAATTATTAGAGTCAGAAAAAAAATATGAAATAGAGTTAGAATTATCTGAAAATACTAATATACAAGATATTAATAAAAAAATTGAATTTGTTTTATCAAATATGAATAAATATCCATTAGTTATATCTAACAAAGAAGAAAATGATATTCTAAATATATATAAACTATTTATAAGAAATAATCTTGAAACTATTGCAAAAAATAAAATAACAATATTAGAGAATATTCAAAAAATAGAAACTAATAAAGAAAAAGAAAAAGAAATAGATGATTTAATTAATCAATGTAAAAAAATAGATGAACAATATTATAATAAAATTATAGAAAATAAATTACAATTATCAAGTGAAATTCTAGTTTTAAAAGAATTTCTTAATCATAAGAAATATAATAAAGATAATATTTTTAAGATAGGTCCAAAACCTATTACACTTAATATTTTTCATATCAATAAAAGTCAAGTTAATTCTATTATTAATAACAATTATACTGTCACTGATAAGGCTGACGGATTAGGAAAATATTTATATATTGTAGGAACGGATCATCTTCATTCTGATATAAAAAAAAATAAGAGTTTTTATTTAGATAATGAAAAATTACAAGAATATAATAAATATATAGGTAAAATATATTTGATAGATAATAATTTAAAGGTTTATTCCACGAATTTAAAAATAAGTCAAAGTAAAAATTATGGTAAATATTGTAATTCATTATTAAATGGTGAATTTATTGATAAAGATTTAAATAATAAAAATATATTTAAATATGTAGCATATGATATATATTTTAGATCAAACAATGATATAAAAAAATTACCTTTTATGTCACGTATTGATAACGTTGATACTAGACTAAATGAATTAATAAATTTACTAAAAGATAGCTCAAACGATTTTACAGTGGATACACATGAAAGATCTAGTTTAGAAATTAAAATAAAAGATTTTTATTTATATACAAAGGATTATGACCAGGATTCTAAAATATTTCATGATTCTAATATAGTTTGGAGTAAATTTAAAAATTCAGAAACAGAATATAAGTATGATGGATTAATATATACTCCTTCTGATCATCCAGTTGGATATGATAATAATAATTATAATTATGATTTAAATACAGGTAAAACCTGGGATTTAAATTTAAAATGGAAACCAGAACATGAAAATACTATTGACTTTTTATTAAAAGAAGAGAAAGATGAAATTGCAAATTACAATGATTATAAAATTAATCAATCTAATATTAAAACACAAACCGTTAAAGTCGGAAATGAAAAAAATATATATGAATATAAAACATACAATTTATATATAGGAAAAAATATAACAGAACACATTAATCATTGTAAAACACAAATTAATCCAAATTATAAAATTTATAATAAATATGAAGAGTCACGATATTTACCTACTATTTTTAAACCAACTAAACCATTTAATGATCAAGCATATATTGCTAAGTTAAAAATAGATTCTAAAAAAAAAAATGTTTATGGCAATAGATGGAATGAAAATATTAAATTTTCTGATATTCTTTTACAAGACGGTTCAGTTATAGAGAGACAGGGAGATTGGGAAATTACAGATGATATAATAACAGACGACACTATTGTTGAATTTTTGTATCAAAATTATGATATATCTGATGAAAGATATATTGATAATGAACATTTTAGATGGATACCTATAAGGACTAGACACGATAAAACTTATCAATATAAAAAAGCTATTTTAAAACAACAAAATATTTATAATGATTTAATGAAATATAGTAAATTAAAAATAGAAGAGATTGATCCATCTTTTTATAAAATTAATTTAAAACCAATTATAGATAAAGCTAAAATATCAAATATTAGTAACTCATCTAATGAATTTGAACACTTTAAAAATTTTAAAATAAATATAGATCAAATTAAGAAATATTTTCCTGATTACACATACATACCCTTAGATAGTCGCTCTCACGGTGTATCTATTAATTACGGTAATGATTTTAATACAGCTAATAGTAATTGGAATGTAATTCATAATCCTATAACTGAACACATGATAACTACTGGTAAAAACATACCTATAAGTGATGAATTTAATGAAGATGAAAAATATTATAGAAGAGATTTATCTCAAATTAGAGATAAATCTTTAACTATTAATTTACAAAATTTTCATAATAAAATAATTAAAAATGATCTTCTTTACACAAAGATATGCAATGCAATAAGAAATAATACATTGTCAGAATCTCAATATGATCAAAGCACTGAATCTAAAGATAAATATATATCATTACTTGATTTAGCTACAGGTAAAGGGGGTGATATACCTAAATGGATAAGTAATAATATTAATTTTATAGTAGGAATAGATATTTTTAAAAATAACATTTATGATGAAATAGATGGAGCATGTGTAAGAAGAAATAATTTAATAATTAAATCTAATAAAATAAAAAGAAAATATCCAGAAATATCTTTTCTTTTAGGTGATGTATCAAAAAATATTATAAATGGATCTGCATTTCCATCAAGTGATTTTATATCAACTGCATTATGGAATAAAATTTGGAATAACGATTCATTTAGTTATCAGAATAGAAAGTTTGATATTATTAGTATTATGTTTGCTATTCATTACTTTTTTAGCGATGAAGATAAATTAAATTCTCTTATTGAAAATATAGATCAAAATTTAAAACCAAATGGCTATTTAATAGGAACTTGTTTTGATGGAGAACAAATTTTTAATTATTTAAATGACATTAAATATAATGAATATAAAGAAGGAAGAATAGAAGATAATTTAATATGGAGAATAACAAAAAAATATTCAGATGAGTATTTTGAAAATAGTGAAAAATCGTTAGGCATGAAGATTGATGTTTATATTCGTTCTATAAATCAAGTAATTACTGAATATCTTGTTAATTTTGATTATTTTAAAAATAAATTAGAAGAAAAAGGTATTAAATTATTAACAAATGAGGAGGCAAAAAAATTAGATTTACCAATAGATAATAAAGAATATGTCTCACATGGATCATTTGAAATTGTATATAATAAAATTGAAAATTTATTAGAAAAAGTAAAAAAATTAAGTAGTGATGAAAGAAAAATAAGTAATTTAAATAAATATTTTATCTTTAAAAAAGAATATGATGTTAAAGTTTTTGCAGATCAAGTTGTTAAGAAAATACATGAAATTTATAATAAAGCTATTACTAATGTAAGAAATAATGATTTAAAAAAATGGATAATACCTTTAAGAAATTATGATAAAAAAAAAGAAGAAATTTTAAAATTAATCAAAGAATATTATTATGAAAAAAAAAAGATGATTGATGAAGCTTGGATAATAATAGATAAAAGTTTACATGAAGATTATATAAATAAAAAATTCAATAAAGATAGATCTGTTGAACAAGAAGATTCTGATAAAAAAAAAAGATCTTTTATTATAAAAAAAAAATAAAAATTAAAATCAATAAATAATTATTTTTTTATAATTATAATTGACTAAAAATACTTAAAACATAGTTATGTTTTTATTTATTAATGAATTCAATAAATAAGATGACTATTGATTTACTATCAAAACATTCTTTAGAATTAAATTGTAATCTTATGCCATTTCCTAAATTAAATATTAAAATATTGATAAAAAGTCAACCTGAAAATGTATTGTTAGATATTAGTTGTTTATTGGCTAAATATAAAAATCAAATAGAAAATGTAGAAAATCATAAAATTTGGGATTATTGTAAAAAATTAACAAATGATTTTGAAATGATTCATATAAATAATAGAAATAATCAAATTATGAATTTAGGTGTTGCTAATTATGATCCAATAAGTAGATCTTATTTTAAAATGTGGGAAATGATAAAAGATTTTAATTTAATTGATATTGATAATAAAAATATAAATGTATTTTGTTTAGCGGAAGGTCCTGGTGGATTTGTTGAAGCTATTTGTAATTATAGAAAATATTATTCAGAAAATAATAATGATAATATTAAATGTATGACTCTTAAACCATATAAGAATGATATACCTGGATGGAAAAAATCTTTTAAAATTTTTAATGAAAATTCTAATATAGAAATATATTATGGAATTGATGGCACAGGTGATTTATATAAAACTGATAATTTAGAAAATTTAGAAAGAAAAATGATTAATGATAAATGTGATTTAGTGACAGCAGATGGAGGTTTTGATTTTTCAATTGATTATAATAAACAAGAAGAACTGTCATATAGACTTATTATTTGTCAAATTACTGCTGCAATAGCTATACTAAAAAAAAATGGACATTTTGTTATAAAAATATTTGATAATTTTACTAAATTTACAATGAAAATTATTTATTTTTTAACTAGTTTGTTTAATAAAGTTTATATAGTTAAACCTTTTACATCTAGACCAGCTAACTCTGAAAAATATATAATATGTAAATATTTTATTGGAATAGATAAACCAAATTTAGAATATTTATATAGAATTATAGATGATTGGGAAATTCTTGAGAAACAAAATAAACATGTGGAAGACATATTTGAATTTGAGCTTCCTTACAATTTCACACAAACTATTAAAGCATATAATATTTATATAATTAATCGTCAAATTAAAAATATATTAAAAACACTTTTATATATTCGAATTAATTTATCTAATTCTAATATTAATTTAATTAAACAGAATCAGGCAATTATAAGTTCTTTATGGTGTAAAAAATATGATATTCCTATTAATTATAGATGCAAATTTTTAAAAGATAATATTGAACATTATAATTATATTCCTAATTTTATTAATAAATAATGATTAAATATCAAATTGTTTATAATATATATTATAATTTATAAACAATTCAATTATTTGACACTAAATATCTTTTATTATTTTTATTAAATAATTAATATTAAATAAGAATAATAAGGAGAATATAGAATTATAATAAATATTATAAATATTAAAAAACACATTTAAGACTATGAATATAAAGATAAAAAATTGAAAAAGTCTATGTGTTTTTTTGTTTTTGAGATCAAATTTAGATTTTTGAATTTGCGCGCGCGGAATTTCAAAAATTTACCAAAATAACAAATTTAACGTTATATTTTAACAAAAACGTTATTTTTTAAAATATTTAAAGATTATTATCTAATTATACTGTATATTTATGAAATATTTTTGTAAAAGGTGTGGGCATAGTGATAGACATAAAGGTAATTTTTTAAAACATTTAAACAGGACAAACCCGTGTAAAGTAATTTTATTAGATATACCTAACGAAACCTTGATAAAGGAGTTTTATGAAAAACCCTCCGAAAAACCTCTTTTTTTCCCTCCAAATCCCTCTTTTTCAAATTTTAATACATCAATTAAATCAAATGACTCTTCAAAACTATATAAATGCGAATTTTGTAATAAAAAATTTGGAAGATTAGATAATCTTAAAAGACATATTGAAAAAATATGTAAAGAAAAACAAAAAGAAAACACTCTTAAGGATGAAGAAATAGCATTGATAAAACAAATTATAACTCAAAAAGATGAGGATATGGCTTTAATGAAAAAACAAATAGAAATTTTGATGAGAAACATGGGTAATATTAATATAGAAACCCAAAACAACACTACTAATATTACAACAAACATTCAAATAAATGGCTGGGGTGAGGAAGATAGATCGCATTTAACTGATAAATTTTATAGATTTTGTTATGATAGACCTTTCACTTCTATACCAAGAGTAATAGAAGCAGTTTTTTTTAATCCAAATTGTCCTAAAAATTGGAATGTTATGATAAAAGATGATAAAAGTTCGAAAGCCTTTGTTTATGATAGAGAAAAAGATATATGGCTAAAAAAAGAAAAAGATGGTGTAGTAGAAAGTTTAATGCACACTGGGTATAGTATGTTAGATGAAAATTTTGATAAGCAAAAACAAGATAATAAATTAACAAATAAACTTATTGAAAAATTTACAAAATTTCAAGATTTTTATGCAAAAGGAGATAAAGAATATGAAAAAAGATTAGCAATAGATATAAAAGAACTATTAATTAATTATAAAGCGTATCATATTGTAAAATAGTTTAATATAAATCACGTAACTAAAATTATATTTAATAATATATAATTTTTTTTTCAGGTAAAATTTCACAATTTATAAATTTTAAAGTTATATTATCTTCATAATAGCTAAAATTTTTAGGAGATATAATAGTCCATGGAACATCTTTTAAGAAATTCATCTTATTATAAATAAATGCAGAAAGAGCAGAACACCAAAATTTATTAGTTTTGTGTTCATTTCCTATATCAATTTTTAAATAAGCTTTAATCCAATCCCATATATTAATATCATATGGTTTATTTTGAATTTCATTATATATTTTTTCTATTAGATTTTTAAATTCTTGATTTCTGATGCAATATAATTGTCTATAATATATTATACCGGTTGATGAATTTTGGTATGTTTTAATAACATTATCTAATGAAATAATTTGCACTCCAAATTTATATTTACCATCAACTGGATCCGGTGTAGTTTCATAACCTGATTCTAAAACATACAGTCCTTTTAATTTTTTATTTATATATACTGGATCTTTTAGTAAGATTCCTATATGACTAAATTTACTTCCTTGAAAATATTCTATAATTTTAGAATACCATATATTTGTAGAATATAATAAAATATCCCCAGTTTCAACTGAGTTTAAAAATTTATCTAATGTTATAGATGTCATTATATTTCTATGTAAGATATTAATTATTAATTGTAAATTAAAAATAACTAGTAATCAATAAATTAAATTGTGTTGTAAATATAATTATAAAATAATTTTTTAAATTAATGATAAGTAAAATAGATGAAAAATATGGTATAATAAAAAAAAAAATAATAAATTTAATAATTAAAAATGATAAAAAAACAATAATAAATAATTTAACATATATAGATTTATGTGAATATTGTTTTAAAATATATGATTATATATTAAAAAATTATAAAAATAATGTATTAATATTTGATATAGAATTATTATCTTCGGATAACAAAATTATTTTATTGATAACATCAATGTTATTTAATTTAAATATGTATACTTATATAACTAATAATATTATTAAAAATAATAATAATGAAATATTAGATAATATAAAAATAAATAAAATAATTAATAACCATATTAAAGTAGATAATAATGTAAATATATTGAATATAATTTCAGATAGTAAAATTTATTATAAAAGTAATAATAATTATTATATAACAAGTTGGAACAAAATTTTTGAATTTATTTATATCTCTAAAAGTATAATTTTGAATTATATTGTAAAAAATAGAATAAATTTTATTTTTATTCCTGAAATAGTATTAAATAATATTTATATATTATATTTTATACCTTTAATATTATTAAAAAATATAAAATTAATTACCACTGAAAATCTATTTCTAAATATGAGAATATGCAAAGATAATAATTATCTTATAATAAGCAATGACTATAAACTATTAGAGAAAAATAATTATGGAATATTTGTGCTTACAAAGTATTCATATAATAGCAATAATTTAAAAATTAATAATTATTTGTCTTTATTTTTTAGTCTGATTATAAATCAATATTTAATATATAATATACAAGAAACAAGTAATAAAATAATAGGTAAATTATTATCAGTTTATAAATTAATAAAAAATAATAATAAATATTATTTATTATACAAAACAAATAAAATAAGTTTACCATCAACATATATTGGGTTAAACGAAAATATATTATTGATAAAAAAAAAATCTATTAAGTTAGTATTTTCAAATAAATTGAAACATAATATAAGAATAAATATAATAGATAAATATTTTGTAAAAAATAATTTTACAAAATTAATATTTTTAAATAGTAAATATAATTTATGCAAGAATACTGGGTATATATTATATAAATATTTATTAGAAAGTTATAAATATTTAAACAAAAAAAATTATAATAATATAAATTTATATAATAAATATTTATTTAATAATATAGATATTTCAAATAATAGTTTGTTTTCGCTATATGTATATAAATTTAAAATAATTATACATATATCATATATAATAGAAGCATATGAAAATATAATTATAGAAAATATAGATAATATTTTAATAAAAATATTAAATATAGAAAATATAGAAAATATAGAAAATATAGAAAATATAGAAAATATAAAGATAGAAGATAATCTAAGTATAAACAAAAATGAAAATAATAATAATATAATAAATGAGATAAAATATTTATTTAAAGTAGGTATTTATATATTACCTACATTTATTTATAATATTTTTAATTTTAAATTGATTAGTAATCAAGATAATTATTGCAATAGAAAACAAATAAATTATTATTTTGATAATGATGAAATGATAATATTAATAAAAAAATCTAATATATTATCAATAAATTATTTAAATTTATTTAGATTTTATTTATTAAAATCTTTAAACAAATTTTTAAAAAATTTTATAGTAATATTAGATAATGATAAGATATTTCCATTATTTTTGTATGATAATTTAGATATAAATTTACATAATATTTTATTTAATTTATTTAATAATAGTAAATTAGTTCAGAAATATTTAATATTTTTCTTATATTTATATTTATATTATAGTAAATGTAAAAAACAAATAAATATTATACAAATATCCGAAAAAATAATAGGTAATTCATTAAAAAATTTAAGTATTTTAAAATCAAATATTAAATGTGAAACAAATACAATTCCAATACAAATAAGTTATATAGTATATAATAAAAAAATAATAATAAGTTATGCAGGAAAAAAAACAGATATTTTTGAAAATGTAATAGAAGAAATACAAAATTATTTAATTAGTTTTTAAATTTCATCAAATAAATTGTTTACAAAATTAGTAGGTTTGCATAATTTATCTAAAAATTCTTCTTTTTCAATATTATTAATATTTAAATCAGTTCTATCAAATTGTTTTAATTGTTCATCAAGACTAATATTATTGATAATTTCAAAATATTTTTCTTCATCAAATAGAAGATCTATACTTCCAGTGCCAACAGGCACTTCTTGTCCTAGCATAATATTTGAAGAAACACCATTAACTTTGTCTAATTCACCAAATATTGCGGCTCTTGATATAATATCAGGTGTTTCTTCAAAAGAGCATTTAGCAAGTGGTCCTCTATCACTTTTATTGATACCATGACGATCAATAGACATTAATTGACCTTTATTTGTCATAACATCTGCTAATAATGAAAGATGTCTATGGTTAACATTTGCACTTGATTGTGAAAAAATTTCATCAATTTCGTTAATTAAAACAGTCCGAGCCGCTTCAATACCCAAAACATCATATATTTCATGAATATCATTAGATACAGTTCTTTTAGAATCAACTGCTGGATGTTTAAATATATCAATAAGATTACTACCGGTAGTCTCAATTACCCATTCAGGTTCTTGAACATATGAATTTGAGTCTACATTATATACATAGTGATCTAAATTTTTTTGCATAGTAGCATTTGAAATACCTTTTATACCAGTTAATACTATATCATTTAATATAGTATTTTCTAATGTTCTTAAAATACAGATAGTATCTTCTTCAGGCGCGTTGGGATCTGTTGCATCATCTTGAGTTCTACTTAGTAATTTTATTCTCATTATTAATTCAGAACTATTATCATCCGAAAATATACAAGATATGTCATCACTTTCTCCGTCATTAGGTGAATTAAATTTTGTAATTATAGCATAATATAAATCACACATTTTAATATTTTTATCTACCATTTTTTTTCTATCTAAATGCAATCTTAATACCCACGGATTATTTCTTTGTCCATCTTGATTATTTTGATAAAACAATGAGCTAAATTTGTTATATAACTTTAATAATCCAGTATCTTGAGATCTTTCAGGAAATTCATTAGGTTCGAAATATATTTCAGTAGTTTTTATTAGTTCTTTAATAGTAATAATAGATATTTCATTAATAATATTATGAGCTTTATCTTTATGATTTCTAAATCCAGATTTAAGATAAATAGTAAGATATGGACTTTTAACATTTTTGGTTGTGCTTAATAATTCTTTGAATCTTGCTAAACCTCTTGTTACTTGGGACTTACCTGCAACACCTGCAAAGTGAAATGTATTTAAAGTCATTTGTGTAGAGGGTTCTCCTATAGATTGAGCAGATATAACACCTACTAAATCACCTGGTTGTGATATAGAATTATAAAATTGTTGTATAATATTTCCAGTTATATAATCAAAACAAATTCTATTCATTTTGTATTTTTTAATTATATCATTGGGTGATAGATAACATTTTATTAACATTATAAATAATTTATTTTCATTAAATAAATTATCAGTAATTGTTAATTTATTTTGTAATTCATTTATTTTTTCTAAAATATAGATAGGAGTTAAATCACTTTTTAAAATATTTTTTTCTTCTTTAGTCATAAATCGAATAGCACTATTATTTACTAATCTTTGTAAATTTATAGGATAATATATTTTACCTTCATTAACTAAATGACCAGAACAAATATTTTCTATATAATATATTTTATCATCTAATAACGATTTAAAATAATTATTATATGTTTTATTTATATATTCTTTATTTAATTGATTTAAACTATTATATTGTATATCTTCTATATATTCTTTCCATGATTCATCATTTAAAATTTTATATCTATTTTCTATATCTGAAAATTCCATCATTATTGTAGGTAAAAATTGACTTTCAATTTTTGTAGGATCCATACCATCTTCACCATATAAAAATTGAACAATATGACCATTTGCGTTTCTAACAGTATAATCAAATTCTACTCTTACATCTTCCATACCTTTTACTAATTTTCTTTGAATATAACCAGTTTCTGAAGTCTTAACAGCAGTATCAATAAGTCCTTCTCTTCCACCCATTGCGTGAAAGAAGAATTCTGTAGGAGTTAGACCTTTTACAAAACTATTTTCAACAAAACCTCTTGCGGATGCTCCATCGTCATATTTATGAAAATGTGGCAATGTTCTATCTGTAAATCCATATGGTATTCGTTTACCATCAACCGATTGTTGTCCTACGCATGCAATCATTTGACCTATATTAATACTACTTCCTTTTGAACCAGAATTTACTAAATTTGTCATTCTATTATCAGAATCTAAATATTTACTTCCTACTTTACCTGCTTCTGTCATAGCATGTCCAAGAGCACTACTAACCTGAATTTCATATTCATCACTATTAGATTTACCTGAATCATTTTGTAAAATACCCTTGTGAACATGTTCAATAACTTCTATTACTAGTTTTTTCTTTTTTATAATTTCATTTTTCATTTTTTCTTTTGGAGCATTATCTGGAATTAAGTCACCCAATCCTACACTAAATCCTGACATTAATACCCAATTTGTAATTAAATTTTGTGCATCATCTAAAAATTGTTTAGTTCTTTCTGGACCATATTCATTATAAATTATATGAACAATACCTTTCTCTTTTGTTCCAAGAATACTTTTATCAAATACTCCTGATTTAACAATACCTCTATCTATTTTAATAGTATGCATAAATTTATTATTAGAACTTGCGGTATCATAGGAATCATTATTTTTTTTCATATTTATATCTGGTATTATTAATGAAAATATAGTTCTTCCTGACCATAAATTTTGTGGAATTTTTCCATCTATCATATATTTGTATTTAGGAAACCAAGGTTTATTTTTATCTATAGTTATTTCGTCGGTTCCAGCCTGAATATCTGCTTCAGGTAAATTACCATTAAATGAAGGGATCCATATTAATAAATCTAAAACTTCCGATTTAGTTAAAAAATTATCATAACGTGTGAATAAATATGAACCGATTATACTATCTTGTACAAGTGCAATAATAGGTTTATGTGTAGCAGGTGTAATAATTTGAGTTTCAACAGAAGCTAATTCTTTTAATTCTGTTGCTGTTTGAATTGATTGTGGAACATGCATATTCATTTCATCTCCATCAAAATCTGCATTATAAGGTGTAGTCACACTAACATTTAATCTAAATGTTTTATAATCTAAAACTTTTACAGTATGACACATCATACTCATTTTATGAAGTGATGGTTGTCTATTAAATAATACTATATCTCCATCAATTAAATGTCTATTTACAATATCACCTATTTCTAATTGATAATTTTCAGTATTAATAACTTTTAATGATATAATTTTACCATCTTTTATTCTTTTTATAGATTTTGCTCCAGGATATTTATCATAACCATTTTGAACTAAAATATTAAGTTTAGATAAATTATAACAAGTAACTTTGTCAGGATAGGTTAGATTTTGTGCTATATCTTTAGGAACACCTAATTCATTTATACTTATATTTGGATCTGGTGTAATAACACTTCTAGCTGAATAATCTACTCGTTTTCCCATTAAATTTCCTCTAACCCTACCTTCTTTTGATTTTAGTCTTTCTTTAATGGATTTTAATGCTCGTCCTGATCTTTGTTGAGCAGGTGGTATACCAGGAAGTGTATTATCTACAAATGTTGCAATATGATACTGTAGTAATTGATACCATTCATCTATTACTTTTTTTGGCGCTGGTTGTTGTAATTTACTCTTTAATGTTCTATTTGTCTTTACAATATCACATAATTTATGAGTTAAATCATCCTCCATTCTTGTATTATTATCTGCTCTAACGGATGGTCTTACACTTGGAGGACATACTCCAAATACTGAACATATTAGCCAATCTGGTCTACAAAATTTACGACTAAATCCCATTATTTCACACTCTTCATCAGTAATCCTTCTAAATATACGATGAATATCACTCGCATCCCAATATAATCTTGATTTGTTGTCATTTAGATCTTTTTCCCCTATCTTCCATTCTGCTATTATTTTTCCTATTCCATTTGTATCTTTTCTTATTATTGGTTTAGGAGCACCACAACCATCATGATTTCTGTCTCCACATCTAAATTTTACTTTTGAACATAAAGAAACTACTGAAACAAATCTGTTTACACCTTTTTTTTTATTTAATATTTTTTTTAATTCAGGATCATCCGCTGATATCAATAATTTTGAACACCTCCAACATACACATTTTAAAGTTTGTAAAATATATTTCATATATTGAATATGAAATACTGGCATTGCTAATTCTATATGCCCAAAATATCCTGGACATTGACGATTATCTAGTTGATCTGTAGGACATTTTTTTGCATGATCAAGAACTCCCATTCTTGGATCAAATAAACCACCTATTTTTGGTTTATCGCCATCGTAAATTTCTTGCGTAAATATCTCCGCTACAGATCTTCTTCTAATTTCCTCAGGAGATAAAACTGAAAATTGAACTCCGATTATCTTATCTATATTGGAATTATAATCCAGTTCTTGAAATATAGACATTTTATATTATATTAATGTTTTTTTTTTAAATAAAAAATCAAATCAAATTTTTTTTGATTTCTTTATATAAATATTATTATATATATGTTTATTTTCATTTAAAAAAAAAATAAATATTTAAAAAAAATTTGATTATAATTAAATAAATAAATTAATTTTAATTATAATTAATGGATCCTGATACAGTTTATTATACAAGATCAAAAGCTTTAGAGCACAAAAATAATGAAAAAATATCAAAAAAAGATAAAAATGAGACAAATAATAAACAATTATCTATAAATAAAGAAAATACTAATGAAAATCACTCTCCTAAAAACACACTACCTTTAAAAATTGTTAAAATTAACAATAATTTAAATAATATTACATCAAAAATATCTTCTGCTAAAAAAGATATTGATAAATCAAAAACATATCAATCAAAAAAAGATATATCTAAAATCAAAATATCAAATCCCGCTGAAAAATTATTAACTAATATTGTATTACAAAAATTTAATAATTTAATTAAAAATAAAAATAATGGAAAAATCAATGTTTCTAAAGATCAAAATCATTCAAGTTCTTCCTCCGAAAATTCCGATTCCGATTCTGAATCTGATTCTGAATCTGATTCTGAATTTAATGTATATGAATATGGACTCCCTGATACTGTCATCTATAATGAAGAAGAAGAAGATTTTCTTAAAAGTATGAATGAAACTAATAAAAAAAATTTTATGAAAATGGAAAATGATTTATATAATTTTGACAAAAGTATTATTCCTCATAGATTTAAAATTATGCAAACTAATCTTCCTATATCTATTAAATCTCTTATTATTAAAAAATTAGATTTATTTTATTCTTTAGAAGAAAGTGATAATGAATTTCATAAATTATCACAATGGATTGACTCTTTAAATATGATTCCTTTTGATAATTATATCTCGCCAAATGTATCTTTATTTGAGCCTTCTATAAATATTATTAAACACTTGCATTATGTTAAACAAAAACTTGACGAATCTATATATGGACATGAAATACCTAAAACACAAATTATTCAAGAATTAGCTAGACAAATTACTAATCCTAATTCAAACGGTAATAGTATTGCTGTTCAAGGTCCTCCAGGAAACGGTAAAACTACTTTAATTAAAGATGGCGTTTGTAAAGCTACAAATAGACCATTTGCATTTATACCACTTGGAGGTATGCAAAATAGTGAATTCTTAATTGGACATGATTATACATACGAAGGAGCAAAATGTGGAAGAATTATTGAAATTTTACAAGAATCCAAATGTATGAATCCTATTATATATTTTGATGAATTAGATAAATTAAGTGATAGTAATAAAGGTGACGAAATAGCTAATTTATTGTGTCATTTAACTGATTTTTCACAAAATAATTCATTTCAAGATAAATATTTTTCTGGTATTAATTTTGACTTATCTAAAGCTACATTTATTTTCTCTTATAATGATGAATCTAAAATTAATCCTATTCTTTTAGATCGATTAATAAAAATTCATACTAAAGGATTTTCAAAAGAAGATAAATTAAAAATCGCTCAGGAATATTTAATTCCAAAATTAGCTACCTCATTCGCATTTAATTATAATGATGTTATTTTTGATAATGATGTTATAACACATATTATTAATGTTTATACTGATAAAGAAGAAGGCGTTCGAAATTTAAGACGATGTATTGAAACAATATATAGTAAAATTAATGTTCTTCGATTATTAAATGGATATTCACTCTATGATCCTATCACTTATAAAAATAAAAAAATAGATCAAATACAAAATTACAACAATCAACAAAATGAAATTAAATTACAAAAAGATAAATTACTGCAAAAACAAAATAAAAAAAAAGAAAAAAAAAAACAAAAAGAAATTGATCTTATCACTTCCACATTTAATAATCTACAAGATAAATCTTCCAAAAAAAAAAATTCTGATGTTAAAGAACTTAATAGACGATTTAATATTTATAAAAACTATACTATTAAAGTTTTAAAATATAAAGAAAATAATCAAATTAAAAATTTTATGTTTGATATGTTAAAAGAATATATAATTGAAAAAAATTTACAAAAAGAATATGATAATCTTATTGATAAAATGCTTAAAAAATATATAGAAAATAATAATATTACTGATAATCAAGATAAACCAAAAGATCTTGAAAAAACTAATGATTATCAAATCTTAAATAACTCTAAAGATTCTAATATTCAAAATTCATTTAAACAAAATATAAATAATACTAACAATGTAATTATGAATTTATTAGATGATGTTATTAATAAAATTTTAGAAGAACAAGAACAAGAACAAGAACAAAATATTAATATTGAACAAAAAATTGTTAGTTATACATTTCAAGAATTCAAAATTCCTATTAAAATTACAATTTATTTGGTTGATAAATTCTTAACTAAAGATAATAACAATAATCCTCCTATCGGTATGTACTTGTAAAAAAAAATATTATAATTAAATACTAATTATAATATTTTAATATTAAATACTAATTGTTTTTTGTAGTATTAAAAAATTTTAATGCTACTACTCCACCTAAAATTTGTGCCATTATATAGAATGCTAAATCATTTGCTGATAAAGAATTCCTTAAATACATCATTGTAGATACAGCTGGATTAAAATTACCTCCACTTATACTTCCTCCAAAATAAATAACTCCTAATAAAGCCATTGCTATCGGAAAAGGTTTTCCATGTGAAAGAATAACTGATAAAAATATAAATGTTCCTATAAATTCAACAAAATATTTATGTATTTCTGCTATCATTTTATATTATATTATTATATAATATTTTATTTTTAACTATATTATAAAATATTATAAAATTTAAAAATAAAATATTTCAAAAATCATAATCATGAAAAGTTGTTTTATTATTTCCTCTTTTTATATTTATAAAATCTTTCTGTTTTTTTGTAGCACATATACACCCTGTTGATGTAGAATATGTTGACGGACAACAATATGGACTACTTCTATTATAAGCAAATATAAACATATTTTTTGGAGATTCATCAGAACCATCTACTGAAGAGCTTCCTAAATTAATATTAGATTTTATAGCATCATTAGATAAGCTATGTCCCTGAGGCACATACAATTTGTCTTTTGATAATAATTCTATATTATTTTTACAATCTTTTAATTTAATTGAATCATGCTTACTCATTTTATAATCTAAATTTGCTGGATCTAATGTCTTAAAATTTTCTATTCCTGAATTACCTTCTATATAACCATTCTTTTCAATTCCTAATTTTCCTATATCTATATATTCTGAAATAGTAAATCTAAGATAAATTGAAATAATTAATATCATAAAAAAAAATATTAAAAATATTAATCCTATTTTTATCATATATATATATAATATTAAAAAAATTTTAATATACTTGTAAATAATATATAGATTTATTAATTTTACTTATTATTATATTTTTAAAATACTTTGATTTGATTATAAATAATTAATTATACTTTAATTTAACTTATATATAAATTTCATTATATATTATATAATGCCTTTATGGAATCAGCATAAAATTAATAAAACATTATATTTAAATAAATTAAGAAAACAACTTCCTTTAAAGAATGATAATCAACAAACTATTGATAGCCTAAATAATCAACAAACTATTGATAGCCTAAATAATCAACAAACTATTGATAATCTAAATAATCAACAAACTATTGATAATCTAAATAATCAACAAACTATTGATAGCCTAAATAATCAACAAACTATTGGTAATCTAAATAATCAACAAACTATTGATAGCCTAAATAATCAACAAACTATTGATAATCTAAATAATCAACAAACTATTGATAGCCTAAATAATCAACAAACTATTGATAATCTAAATAATCAACAAACTATTGATAGCCTAAATAATCTAAATAATGATAATCAACAAAATCAAGAAAATATAGAATTTTTAATTAAAAACAAACAACAAGAAGAAAAATTAAATAATAAATTAATAATCAATAAAATTTTTAATGAAAATAAAAAAAAAATATATTTTCAAAAAAAAATAATGACACAAGAAGAAAAAGATATAGAAAAAGAACAACTTTTAAAAATTGAAAAAAAGAAAAACGAAGAAGATAAAATAAAAAAAAAAAATAAAAATAAACTTTATTTTTTAAAATATGCTGAAGAAAATAGAAAATACAAAAATATATCTAAATTAAATGAAACAGATATACTTAAAATAGAAAATGACAATAAAATATCTGCTAAAAATCTTGAAAAAATAAATATATTAGATTCTAAAATCAACATTGATGTTAATAGATTACAAATGCGAAAAAACAAATATATTAATAATATTGCTATTAAAGGAGCTATTGAAGAACTAAATAAAAAAAATTTAGCACAAAAAGAAATCGAAAAAAAAGAATTAGAAATTAATCAAAAAATAGAACATGAAAACAAAATACAATGTAAAAATATTGAAAAAATAAATATAATAAATTGTAAAAATCAGCTTGAACTTTCTAAATTAGAAATTCGAAGCAACGACATATTAAAATTAGAGAATTTAAATAGTAAACTTATAACACAAAAAAATGATAAAAAAGAAATATTATCTAAAATAGAAAAAGATGATATTTTAAAAAAAGAAAAATATATGCAAGAACTTAATAGATTAAATATTAAAAAAAACAATACAAATTTATTTAATCAATCATTAATTTCAATTACAGAAAAAAAAAATCAAGAGATAAATAAAAAAAAATATACAAAATTAGCTTTAATTAATGCCAAATTAATAGCTAAAAATGAGGCTTTAAAAATAAGAACAATAGCAAAAAAAGATATTCAAATAGAAATTTTAGCAAGAGATATATATAATTATCTTAAAAAGGAAGCAACAAGATTTAATTTGAAAGATGTCGCCGAAATAAAAAATAATATAGAGATTGAAAATAATTTAGATAAACTTATAGAAAATATTCCTAATATAGAAAATAATTCAGATATATATAATGATTCAGATGTAGAAAATGATTTAGATATAGAAAATATTCCTAATATAGAAAATAATTCAGATATATATAATGATTCAAATGTAGAAAATGATTCAGATATAGAAAATAGTTTAGATATAGAAAATGATTCAGATATAGAAAATGGTTCAGATATAGACAATAATTCAGATATAGACAATGATCTATATATAAAAAATTATTTAGATCCAGATAATAATTTAGATAATAGAAATACAAATGATATTTCGGAAAATATATACATATATTTAAAACAAAAAGCTGATGAATTTAGTAAAAAAAAAATAAACCAATTTAGATTAGATGCCGAAGAAGCTACAAATATAGTTAAAAAGTTACATTTAGAAAAAATTGAAGCAGAAAAAATAGCAAATGAGAAAAGTAGACTTTATTTTGAAGCATTACAAAAAATAAAAGAAAATAAAACAAAAGAAGAAATAGAAAAGGAAAAAGAAGAATTAAGAATTAAAGAGGAAAAAGAAAAAGAAGAATTAAGAATAAAAGAGGAAAAAGCAAAAGAAGAATTAAGAATTAAAGAGGAAAAAGCAACAGAAGAATTAAAAATAAAAGAGGAAAAAGCAAAAGAAGAATTAAAAATAAAAGAAGAAAATGAAAAAGAAGAACTAAGAATAAAAAAGGAAAAAGCAAAAGAACAATTAAGAATAAAAGAGGAAAAAGAAAAAGAAGAATTAAAAATAAAACTAAAAAACAAGGAATTACTTAAAAAAATTGAAAAAGCTAACGAAGATAAGAAAATCAAATTATTAAAAGAAGAAAGAAAAATATATACTAACCAAAAATTATTAGAAAGAACAGAAAAAAAAAAAAAAGAGGAAAAGGAATTAGAAGATTTAATAGCTATCAATAAAATAAAATTGGATAAAATAGAAAAAAAAGAATATGAAAAAGCTAAGTTAGAGGTAGAGAAAGAAGCTGAAAGATTAAAAATAAAAGTAAATAAATCTTCTGCATTAAGTAAAATTTTAGGGTTAAATCGTATTTGATTATATAAATTTATTTATCTTAATTTAAGTTAAATTATTGTGTTTATATATAATTATATATTTTAGATTAAATGTTAAATCCAGATGCATCATAATTTTCGTCACATTCTTCATTGCTATTATTATCATCGTAATATGATGGTTTATAATATTTTTTAGTATTAGATTTTTGAGGAGTAAACCATTTTGAAATTTCAACATTACCAATTCTTTTATTTTGCAATTTTCTTAGAACCTCGCCAAATAATAAATCTCCAGCAATTTGTTGTTTTTTTTCTAAAATTTTTTTTGTAGCACTTACTCTATCAATTGTTTTTTCATAATTAATTTGAAGTTCATTAAAGTTAGTATTAGGAATATATCCTGGTATATATTCTAAACATAAACCGTATATTTGACAGACCGGTTTCATAATTTGATTTGTAATATAAAACTCATAATCAGGAGATAAATTATTTTTTTTTATATAATCTGGATTTTCAATTTTGTCTCCTTGTAAAATACTTCCTTTAATTTTTTCATCAATTTCAACATATATAAATGGAATTCTATCATTAATTTGTGGTTTGTTTCCAGGGTCTCTTTGAGCCATTCTATCAGCAAGAACTTTATGTGCTACTCTATCGGGATCTTTGTAATATGATGATAATGTTTTACTTATAATAAGAGCATCAAGATTAAATTTACTATTAATTAAATTATTAATATTTTTACGTAGAAAATCAATAGATGGTGTAATTTTTTTTTCTTTCATAATTATATCAATAATTCCTCCAAAAATTACTTTACAAATAGGAGCATTATCTCTTCTTTTTGTGACAATACCCATAGAAGTTTGTTTATATTTATCAATATCAAATTCATATTTATTACCAACATATCTTTTTTTTGTAAACAATATAAATGGCCAAAAAGTCTTTTCATATTCTAAATCTTGTGGTTTCATTAATATTTTTTTTATTCCTGACTCAGCAATTTTAGCAAGTTTAATAGTTTCAGCTAAAGCTTCTTTGCCTATCATTTTTTCACCATTATTATATCTACAATCAAATTTTACAAACACACTATCAGTGTCTCCGTACACACATTTATTATTTAAGTAGATAGTTTCACCATTATCTAATATTTTAGGAAAATGTTTTTTATTTTCACAATAAGTTTGTGCAATATCTAATTGTTGTCTACCAATTGATGTAGTAGATGCAGCTATTTCTCTATAAAACAGATCACTAACTCTTGCACCAATTTGGCCGTATAAAGAATTAGCAGTAATTTTGAATGCCAATTGTAAACCATCTAATATATTTTTTTGAAATTTATTATATGTTTCTGTAATATCAATAATATCGTCTTTATTTATTTCAATTTTATCATTTTTATCAGTAACAATAATAATAGTATTTTGGTCTGATTCGTTTTTAATACCTGAATATTTTTCTCCATTTTTTAAGGTAATAGTCTTATAATTAATTTTTTTTCTAGTAGTTTTGCGTGCGTTTAAAAGATATTGTAATGTGCGAGGAATAAGACCTTTTTCATTATTAGGATATTGAACAAAACGCACTTTACTTTTACCTATTTTTTTTTTTTCTTTAATAGAACCTGAACTTGTAAATGTAGTCTGATATCTATCAAACTCAACATCATAATATCCATATCCTAATTTACGTAAATTTTCAATACCTATATCACCTAACCATTTTTCATCTTCACAAATAGTTTCATGAGATAAATTTCCCATAATCATAGAAGATGGATATAAAGATGCATAATCAAGAACTGCTACTGGATCATTTAAATATATACCAGGATAAGGTGGTAAAACAATAGCTCCTTCATAACCTTCTTTACTAATTAAACTTTTATATAAATATGGTAATAAATAATTCTCTTTTCTTAAAATTTCAGTGACTAAACTTAATAATTTAACACCTTGTCCTCTGTGTATACTCCAATTCAATGGAATAAGACAAACATTTGCCATCCCTATTGAATTTGTTAATAATTCTAACTTTAATAATAGTTCAATACACAAAATAACATCCATCATACAATATTTAGCAATTATATATCTATCGTGACTAGAACCTTTTTGTAAATCAAATATATCTTGTGGAGATACATCATCTTTACCTAAACACCATATACATTTTTTATTTAAATCTAATTCAATATTTTCATTAATTATAAAGTTATTTTCACCAATATTTTGAATTTCAAATTTTTTTCCATCCAAATATTTATTTTCTAAATATCCATCCTGTTCTATAAATATTATAAAATTATTTTTATTTAATCCTTTTAAATTATTAGTTTTTATAATAGTTTTATCATTAATTTTAGATATTTCTTCAATATCACCTTGTATAAAATTAGCTGATACGGAATCTAATTTATATGAATCTAAATTATAACTTTTTTGAACTAGTTTTAATATGTCTAATTGTATTCTACCTGGTATATCTACAAATTCAACTTTAATAAGTTGTCCTATTGCTGATTTTTCTTGTTTTTCTTTTAAAATACATTTATAATCTTTTATTCTACTTAATTTACAAAAATCTTCTTCTATATCTAATTCATGAGCTCTCTTCATTAACCAAGGAGTATCAAAACCATTAATATTATAACCAGTTATAATTTCTGGATCTTCTTGTATAACTAATTTATTGAATGCCAATAATAAATCTTTTTCATTATTAAAACTAACTACTTTAGTATTTTCTATATTTTCACAACTTCCTAATGTATACATTAAATTTTTATAAGGTATATTTGAACCATATTTTATAAAACTTATACCAATTTGAATGGTTTTATCACCTTCTAAAGGTGGAAAATTATTATTTAAAATTTTACTAATTGCTTCAATAGATTTATCAATCTGTTTATTTCTATCAAAAGTTTTCACACAAGGGTCGTATTCTAATAAAATTTTACTTATATTTGAAGAAACAATATCAATAACTTTTTCATTTGGTATATTAAAACCAAATTTTATGTAAACTTTATTAATATTAAATTTTTCACTTCCGTCATTTAACGCAAAATTAATTAGTTTTTTAACAAACATTTTTTTATTGGATATTAATCTTTTTAATTCATCTACATTATTAGAATCTTTATTAAATATAATTTTTTGTATTCTTTCATATTCAATTACTATTTCACGTGTTAATTTTAAATATTCTTTTCTAGGTAAAGGAAAATCACCGTGGCTTGAATCACATTCAATATCATATGCCATAATTTTTATAGCTACATTATTTTCATTATTATTATATTTTATATTTGTCCATCTTGTGTTTATATTTATATTACAATGTGTTTCATGTTCTGATTTACGAATTGTATATTTATTTTTAGGTATAGTTATCCAACCTACTGGTTTTATTTCTCTATGATGAATAAATCTAATCATAGGATCTATCATGTTTTCATATAAATCAAAATAATATGGTTGTTCTGTCACACCTTGAATTGTAATTTTTTTGGGCAATATTTTTGTGAATTTTTTTAATGTAGAATTCCAAGTTTTATTTTGAAATAAATTTATACAATTATTCATAGCATTTGTGTTTCTAAAAACAAGTCTAACAAAATTAAATTTCTTTTTATTTGTAAATCCTCTAAAACTCATTTTTTGATGTAAAGTAATTCTTTCTAAACCTTCTTCATATTTTTTCCACATATTTTCTTTAATCCAATCTTCTAAATATTTTATTTTATCTTTTGTAAAATTATCAGGAACCTTAAGATAAAAATATGGTGTAAAATCATTTACTAATACTGAATATGTATAATCATTTTCGTCTTTTCCAAATATCATTATCTTATATTCACTTCTATCTAATTGATATTTATTTTCTTCGTCTGAAAAATCGTCTGAATCTGAACTATTATCTTCATTTTTAAATTTCATATTTTGTGTATAAATATCTATAATTTGAAATCTAATTTCTTCTTTATCAGGCTTAATAATAAACATTTTGTTAATATTAAATATTAATATTTAATATTTAAATCAATTTTTTTTTTCTGAAAGTATTCTAACAATGAATGAATTTATTACTATTATTATTGTATCAATTATAATATTATCTGTTTTTATGTATTATGAAGAAAGATTTACTGAATTATGTTATACTAAATCAACTATAGATAATAAAGAATATTTAGTTAGAAATAGAGACGATAAAGTGGATGCTGCTAATTTATTAGCAAATGTATCTAAAAAATTAAATAAATTAGTTAAATATTTAGCATTAGAAATGCCAGATGATCCTCGAATACAACGATTAGAAAAACGATTTAAACCAGAAAAAATAAGTGAAACAATATCAAATACTAAACATACATCTTATTCGGTAAACAAAGGAGAAAAAATAGTATTTTGTATTAGAACAAAAGATGAAAAACAAGAATTAATAGATATTAATACAATATTATTTGTTGGAATACATGAATTAGCTCATATAATGACCGTATCCATAGGTCATACAGATGAATTTTGGAATAATATGAAATTTTTATTAAAATATGCAGATAAACAAAAAATTTATAAATATGTTAATTATAATCAACAACCAGTTTCTTATTGTGGAACAACTATTACAGATTCTCCATATACAAAATAAATCAAATATATCCTATATTTAATCTTTTTTTGTAAAATTTTGCGTATATATTTAATTAATTAAATATATTTAAACAAATATATTTAAACAAATATATGAAGTAAAAAAAAATATTAATTATATTTTAATATTATAATATATGGAAAAAGAATTAAAATATGAATCAAAAATTTTTTATAAACCATATAAAATAACATATATAAAATTTACCTCGGAATTTGATTATAATATAAAAAAAGAATTATTTAATAAACAAATTAATGAATTAGAAGATGCTCTTAAAGAAAAAGAATCATCAATCGAACAATCTTACAATTATCAAATTATAAATGATCAAATAAATTTTTTATATAAAGAATTATACAAAAAAGATAATGGTTTTCAATTACATTGTTATATATTTATAGGAGAAGTTACAGACGAAATAAAAGAAATATTAGAAAATATAAATAAAAAAAAATTACCATATTTATCTGTAGATGATACAACGAAATTAGAAGATTATTTTAAACAAAAATATGGTTATAATTTTTTTGATGAAATTAATATTGATTGGTCTAAATATGATAATGTTAAATTTATATATACTTTAATATTAGAAGATGATAGCATTTATTCACTTAAAAAAACTATTTTTTCAGAATTAAGTAGTTATATTGATAATGAATATTTATTACCCGATAATTTATTTTTAACAACATTTTTAGATAATAATTATATGAATTTATTAGAAGATACAAGTGAATCAACTATTAGTCCATTTAATATAATTATTCAAAATATGTTTTGTAAAATGTTAAAAAATTCAAATAATCCATCTATTCAAATTTTTATTGAGGAATTAAAATCAATTGGTATAGATCAACATAACATAGATATTTTAGTCAAAATATATACTTCTGAAAAAGAATTAACATATATAAATATTTGTAATGATAAATTTATATATAAACATATAACAAAATTTTTAAGAAATCCTATTATAACACATACATATTATAATAATTTATATAAAACCGAAATATATTTAGATAATTTAATATATAAATATTTTGATTCAAATTATGTAGGATATAAATTACAATTAAACAAAGAAGAAAATATCATAACTTCTGTTAATGAAGACAAAATTAATAGATTAATATCATCTATAGGTAGAATATATAATAAAGAAATATATTTTTATAGTTTTTCTAACATACATAGTGTAATAGAAGAAAAAAAAGTTTTTGATTTAAAATTAGAAAAACAACTTAATGAATATTTTAATGGATTTATAAGTAAGTATTTTCCTAATATAAATAAAAATAATTATATAAAATTATTAAATAGTCTAAAGTTAGATAGTGATACCAAAAAAGATTTTGATTCTATTAACAATATATTTAGAAATAAAAATAAATTATTTTCATTAATTACAAGTAATGATACATTTAATATACCAGAAATTAATATCAATAAAATTAATAATATATATACAAAAATAAAACATAAGCTAAATTTACATAAAAATATAAATTTATTAGATATATTTAATAAAATAGAATTAAGCTTAGATATACCTTTTGTAAAATTTAAAGATCCTTTTACAAAAGAAATTATGTATAAAATTTTTAAAGAAATTACAAAAATTTATAGTAATAATGATATTCCTTACATTAGTAAGGAAATCTTAATAGATTGGATAAAAGTAAGTAGCTATGAACTTGATAATAATGAAATAAAAAAAATAAAAGCTCTGCCTAAATCTATAGAATATAAAATTAAATTAGGAAATTTTAAAAATTCAAATAATACTTATAATGGAAAAATAAAAAAAATAAATTATGATCATGATAAAATTATAAGTTTAGATATTTTGAATCTTGATAATAATATTCTAATTAAAAATGTAAATTTAAATTTTATTATAAATTTAAAACATGAAGATATTATTATTGATAATGAAGTAAATTTTTACAAATTTGATACTTTATATGGAAATTTAGAAATAACAAAAAATGGAGAATTATTTTTGTCAGTTTTATGGAAAGAATTTTATGAAATTTCTTTAGAAAAAATTGATAATATTTTAAATAATAAATTAAATTTTTTTATAGATGAAATTAAAAGTTTAGAATATGATGAAAATTATAAACACATAATATTAAATAGTAATACTTCTATATTAAATTTAAATAATTCTTTTTATAATACATCTTACTTATATCAAAATTGTGTAATGACAATAGATATACCTCAAAATATAGTATTAAATTATGATAATATTAAAAATTTAGGTGATATATATTTTACACATGTTTCTTTAAATAGTAATATATATGAAAATAATGAAAAAGTCGACTATTTTGATAAAACTTGGAAAAATCTGAATAATTATGTATATAGAATTAATAAATTTTTATCTGATGGAAATTATGATATAATACAAACTGATAAATTTGGTAATTATATTGGTATAATAGAAAATGTTCACACTAAATATATTCGTAAACAAGGTGACATAAATTATAGAAAATATATTCATTTTAAATATAGACGAGTTGATAATTATAGTGAAATTCCTATTACAAAACAATATATTCATAAATTATATAAACAAAACATTAAAAAAGAAGAAATACTTCAAAAAATTATAACTAAATTCGAATTTGTAGATTTAGCAACTGCACAAAAATTAATTAATGAAGAAATAAATCAAATAATCGATAAAAAAAAAAAAAATAATTTTGGAATAGATATAAAAATACATTATATTACACCTATAAAAATAAAAGAAATAAACCAATATAAAATATATATAGAAGGATTTTCAAATATTTTAGAATTAAATAATATTAAAAATTTTATAAATTGTTTTTTTAATACATATACTTTGTTTTATAAACAAAATATAGAAAAATATGAAGAAAAATATAAAAACTTTTCAGAATTATATAATGATTTTTTTAAATTAATTCAAAACAAAAATAATTCAGAAATAAATGCTTTAATTGATGATAACCGTAAAATAGAACAAAAAGCACACAAAGAAGTAACAGAAGATATAGATATATTTAATCTATATGATATTGATCATGATTATGAGCCTGACGATGATGATGATGATGATGATGACGATAACGATGAAGATGAGAATGACGACATTGAACAAAATAATGATGAAAAAGAAGATAGTCAGAAACCTATAGATAAATTATTATCTCAAGAAAATTACAGTGACATAAAAAATCCTATATTAAGAAGATTATATAATAGAGATATAAATTTATTTACTTGGGATAGTGATCCTAAATATGCAAGAAGATGTCAGTCGTCGAGACAACCCATTGTTATATCAGATGATGAAAAAAAAAAAATAGAACTTGATCCAGATGCATTTAAAAGATCTCCGAATTCAATCAGTTGTAGTAAACAAGATTTATTAGAGAATCCTAAAAAAGATTGTAATGCAATAAAATGGGGTAGTTCTCCCGATAATCAAAACTGGTATATTTGTCCACAAATATTTGATTTTGAAGATAATGTTACAGTTAATTTTAGAAATATTGAGTACGAAGGTTTAGGCACACTTGATAAAGATAAAGAAGCTGCACAAGAAAAATATGGAACAGAATACGGTAAAAAAGTTTTTTTGCCTAAAAATCCATTTAATTCACAATGGAGAATATCATCCGATTTAGTTAATGGTCGATACCCAGATATATTAGAATTTGGCCCTAAATATAAAGGTCAACCTCTTGACATACTACAAAAAAACCAAAGTATTCATATAATTGATGAAGATAATCCACATATATATCCTGGATTTTGCGAAGGCTCTACTAATGATAAATATGTTCCATGTTGTTTTGTCAAGCCTAATAGAAATATAAACAAAGTTTTTGGTTTAGAAGATTCTTCACTAGAAACAAATGAAAATTATATTTTAGGTGATAAAAAAAATTTAGATGAAGATCGTATAGGTATATTAAAAAAACCTTTTCCTGATAATTTTTTTAACGAAGAAAATAAATGTCTTCCAGGACCTACTATTAATGAAAAAATTTCTTGTTATTTAAGACAAGGTATTAAAATTTCTCATAATTCTTTTTTCTCTTTATTAGCTTCTTATAAAGTTCCTAAAGAAACTGATATTCATGTGATAAATTATATGATCAAAAATATTACTGAAAAAAATTTTAAAAATTTTAACAATGGAAATTTAGAATTATTATTTAGAGATAATTTAGCAGGATATCCATATAATATTTCTTCATTACAAAATTATTTGGAATACATATTATCCGATGAAAATAAAGATCATAAATTTTTCATAGATTTTTTAACTCGCCCTAATTCTTATTGTAGTCAAAAAGGATTAATTTTAATTATTTTAGAAGAAAAAAATAAAAAATTTAATATATTATGTCCATATTTTATGAATATTGATTGGTATAATGATCCAAATGTTGATATCGCTATTGCACTTAAGATAGGAACAATGTATCAACCTATTTTTCTTTATGATAAATCAAAAATACCAAAAAAAACATTTAAAAAAAATACAAATACTATTATAAATTATTTATTAGAATTATTAGTTCAAAACTGCAAAATAAATCTAAATCCACTTTTAAATAAAGAAACCCAAGATAAAAGTTATGATTTTGACGAAATAAAACAAAAATTAAATTCTCAAAAAAAATATATTATATCTAAATATTTAACAGATGATTATAATAAAATTGTAGCAATTTATCTTACTAATAAATTAATTATACCTTGTAAACCATTTATTAATACTGAAGATGAAGAAAACTATATTGATATCAATTCAATTATAGATAAATTAGAGCTTCTAAATCCATTTGACCTATATATAAAATTAAATGAATTTTATAACGATACAGGCTTAAAAATTTTAGTTATTAGGAAAATTATTGATAATAAAGAAAATATATCTGGTTTAGAATTAAGTAGTGGTCATATAATACCCGTTAACAAAAAAATTAATATAAAAGAATCTGACCAATACTACAATAATTTAGAAACTTTTAAAGGATATCATAATTTTGATACTAAATTAATTGAATATCAAAAATTTATAAATGATAAATTTTTTATGAAAAAAAACAATATTATTGATTTTTTAAAAATCATTAATACTAAGTATTTAACATTAGATATTAGTATAAATAAATTATATGTAAAACATAATAAATTATTGGGATTAATATTGAATGATATTTTAGTAGAAATAGAACCTATTGACGTTAAGGATATACCGAATATACTTATAAAACACAATGATACCGAAATTGAATTAAAAAGCATAAAAAGAACTGAATCTGATGTTTTTGTATCTGATTATGAAAAAGCATTAAATCAATATTTTGATTTATGGAAAAAATCTAATTATCTTATTAATGTTAAACCTATTAAAAATATTGTAAATAATAAAAAAAAAATTATAGGATTTATTTTAGAACAAGGTCAAATTGTAAGATTAAATTATGAAAACTATAAATTAATCTATGATAGAAATAGTAATAATGAATATTTATTAAATAGTATTACAGATGCTGATTTTTATACAAGAATAGACGAAATTAAACCTAATTTATATGAATCAATTTATTTAGATAATAGGATAAAATTTATGAAAAAACTAAACTATAAAAATAACATTTATAAACTTATAAAACTACGTATTAGTGAATCTATTAAAAATAATCAAAAAATAAAAGAATATTTAAATAAAATATTTTTATCAAAAACATATACATTAAAATATAAAAAAATATATACAGAATATCTAATTAAAATATTATTTTCAATTAATGCACATCATAAACAAATAACAGAAGAAGATTTTTATAAAAAAAATTTAAATTTTAAATTAAATTGCAATGAACTTGATGATAAAAAAAATTGTGATAATAATGATTTATGCACATATAATCCAATACAATTAGAAGATAACATAGAAAAGACAAAACAAGATATATTTATAGAAATGTGGAAAAAAATTTATAAAGAATCACAAATTGTTTATGATAATGATTTATTAGAACTATATTTTAAAGAGAAAAAAATGCATTTCAGTGAAAATAATGAAGATAATATAATTAAATTTTATAATTATATTTATGCTGAAAAAAAAAAAAATGATACAGAGGATATCATTATTGTAGATTTACTAGAAAAAACTGAAGAAATAGTAGATATAATAAATGACATAAAACATACTGGTTGTAAATACATTATTTATGATATAATAAAAGAAGGTTTATCAATTAGTAACAGTTTATATGATGTATTTTTAAATTATTTTAGTCATGAATTAATTAAAAATAAATATAAAAGAACAGAAATATTGGAAAATATATTTATAGACGAAATAGTATCTCAATATCATTTAAATGAAGCTAACGAAATAATAATTTACCATAGTGATTTAATAGCAAGTGAAATAACTAATTTATACTTTAAAATTAAAAAAAAATATTTTAGAAAATTAAATTTTTTTGATGAAACTTATTCACAACCTATCGATATAAATAGTATTAATTTTCCAAAAAAAAAAACTATAGCAAATAAAGAAAGTTGTAATATTGAAACAATTGATTATAATATTAAATATATTATAAATAAAAATGAATTTAAAATAAATAAAAATAAATCAATAAAGAGTAAACGAGTTAATTTAGATTTTAATACTTATAATCAATTAAAAAATTATCTTAATAAAATAAATGCTTATGAGACATGTATTGTTAAATCGTCTCAAATTTTAAATTATACTATAGAAAGTAGCAAAAAAAAATTATTAATATAATAAAAAAAAATAATTATATTCATCTTAAAATTTTATATGAAATAAATTGTTGGTTAAAGAAGATATTGGTATAAAAAATATATATTATTATTTTATTAATGATTAATAATAATTTAGATTTAAAAAAAAATATTAAGAATTTATATAACAATAAACATTTAGAAATTTTACAGATATTTAATGATATTATCTATAATAGTTTTGCAAAAAAAATTTATTTAAATCAAACTGATTTTGATATGGGTACATATCGAATTAAAGTTCCTGGTATTTATATTTTAAATGAAAATATTACATTTTCACCAAATAAAAATATATATGATTCTACAAATTGTATGGATTTTAAAAATGTATTAGATAATTTTCATCCTAATTATCCTGAACAATTAGAACAATATCCAAATCCTCCGTATCAATTTGGATTTTTTGCAGCTATAACAGTCGAATGTGATAATGTTGTGATAGATTTGAATAATAAAATAATTGAACAATCAGTAATTCATTATTTTCATCAACGATTTTATTCAAATATAGAATTAAATAGTTCTCCTTTTATTAATGGACAAGGGCCTTCTAATTTTGGAGAAATTCAATTTCCTAAAAATATTTATATTAAAAATGGCACATTAGGAAGAAGTTCTCACCATGGTATACATGGAAATGGTAATCATAATATAATTATAGAAAATTTAGTTATTAAAAATTATGAGGTAGGTGGGATTGCACTTAATGGAAGTGAAAATGTAATTATAAGAAATATTGAAATTAAAGATTCTTTAAGGGATGTAAATATTAATTTTTTATATTCAAATGCATTATACACTAGAAGGTTTTTATATGAATTATTGAAACATAATTCAAATGCATTTCTATTTGTTAATGGAACTCAAAATATTAAAATAGAAAATATATTATGTGAATTACAAAAAGAAATGATTGATAAAGTTTATACAAAATTAATTTCTAACAATAAACCTGAATCTCAACTTTTTTTGAATTCTACTGGATTACCTGAAGGTAATATTTATGGAATTGTTTTAAATGGTCTTGGTGTAGTAGTTGGCGATTTTATTAAAGATTATGAAGGAGTAATAGGTAATAAAAATATTGTAATTCATGATATTTATTTTAAAAATTTAGATTCATTTCCTAGAGAAATAATTACTCTAACTGATAAAAAAAAACCACATTTAGGAACAGTCGGTAATACTTTGCCATATTTAGATATTACTGACAATAATACAGGAAATTATTTTTCTAATGTTATGACAAACGCAACTGTTATTTTAGCAAAATATATTAATATAGATAGCACATTTTCTATTAATTCTAAATCTATTAATATTCCTCAATATATGATTGATGAATGGTTTGAAGCTAATAATGATATAAATATTATTAAAAATAAATATTCTCTTAAATATGTTAATCTTAGAGACCAAATGAATCATGTTATGAAAGGAAACTTAATTTTATTTTTATCAGGCTGTAATGGTATAAAAATTGATAATATACATATGGAAAATATTTCCAATTCAGGAAATAATTGTGATTGTGAAGATAATAGAATAATTGATTATAAATATATTTTTGATACTAAAGATTTTATAAATTATAATTTATTAGTTTCAAAATATTTAGGAACTGATATAGTACCTATTCTTATTGCATCATCTACTAATGTAAATATTAATAATATATATTGTAATAATATATATAGTATACAAGGTGAATGTATTGGATTAAAAATCATAGGAAAATGTAATAATATTTATAGTAATAATATATCAATTAATGATGTTGATTACAATAAAAATATTAATAGATTACTTGGATATTATACTGGACTATATAATGGTTTATTAGAAAATGAAAACTCATTAAATCAATTAAAAAATATTGAAAGATTAAGTAAATTGCAAATTAAAGAAATTATTAATTTAAATAGAATTTACATCTATTCTACTATGAATAATATTTTAGAAAATATAAAAAATTTTCAAAATAAAAAATATAATTTAATTTAAAATATTAAAAATTTTTATTTTTTATACAATTATACTCTCTATTATTAAATTTTGCTAAATTTTCTGGATAATACGTTCTTACCCAATTAGTCATATTGTTAGAACCCATACTTTTATTACAACCCGAACAAATTGGTAATAAATTTTCCAGTATTAATAAACCTCCATTTTTTTCTGATGTTATATGTCCTGCATCAAATTTATTCATGTATATTTTTTCTAAATTACACACAAGACAATACACTCCTGCTATTGATTTACCTATTAGCTTATTCCAACAATCGTCACGTAATTTTTTAGGGATCGCTAATTTTTTCTTCATTTTATTTTTTTTTATAATAGATAGTTCAACTATTTCTTTTGTCCATAAATAACAATATTCATTGTTAGAACAATGTTGATATAGACCTAAATAAAAATTACAGCTTTTTGCTATTTCAAATTGTTTTTCACTTATATCATTAAAATCATCTTTATTTTTATAGCTTAATTTTTTATTATAATTTTCTACTATATCTATCAAATCTTTTGAATTTTTTATATTTAATTTTTCTATTATATATACTAAGCTTTCCTGAAAATAGTTAAAATTAATATATGGTCTACGACATTTTAATGATTTTGACCAAATATTTAAATATCTATTTTGAAATATATTCATACATTCTTCTAAAATAGTATTATCTATTTCTATTGAAAACTCTGGCAATGGAGTACTGTTATTTATTATATTATAATTTTCTTTTAGTTCATCAAAATTATTTACTGTTATTATCTCTATAAATATATCTATATTATGGCTATAATTTTCATATAATATTAATATTGCTTTATATCTATGTTGACCATCTATTAAATAATAGTTATTATCACTTACACAATAATTTATTGTTAATACTCCTATAAAATTTGTTCTATTTTTTTCTTTTAATTTTTTTAATTGATAATTTAATATATCATCCACTTTTTTTTTCTCTAGTATCCTTTGAATATTAGGCTTTTTAAGCTCCATTTTTAATAATTCATCAGTTTTAACTAATTTTAAAGTTTGATTAAAATTAGTTATTTTATTTTTCATATATACTTTTTTTTACTATAAACTTTAAATAATAATTCATTTATGTATACAAACATTGCGAATAAGATAGAAATTAACGGTTGTGTATCCATTTGGTATATATATTTATAAATATAGGAATTATATATCATTTTAATATGACTGATAAATTTTTTTTAAGAAATTAGTTTTTTCCAATTTTAAATATCATTGTTGTAAACAATTTATAAATGATTATAGATATAATATTTTTCTAATATTTTCTTAAAATATTTTTTTTATATATAATAAAATAAATATATATAATATAAATGTATAATAAAATTATTAATCCTATAACTAGACGCAAGGTTAATATTTATGGTAAATTAGGAAGAAAAATATTAAGCAAATATATACATTTACTTTTTGGAGGTGGTGGTGATGATACTCCAGAACCAAGCCCGGTGCGAACGGAATCTGATATACCTGAACCTGATTCTCAAGAAAGTGTGGAATATAACCCTGCAAGTAAAGGCGTTGCAGATAATCAATCTTTTCAAACCCAAACAATAAAAGAAGAAGAAGTTACAAGTAAAAACAGTAATATGGCAATAAAAAAAACAACCTCGGTTGGGCCTAAGCAGTCTAAGCCTAAGAATTCTAATTCTGGTAAATAATGAAAAGACCATTGAATATGCTATAATCTATAAAAGTATTAAATAATTTAAGAAGTAGAACTTTTAGGTGCTAGACATAATTTAACATTTCCTAGGGAAGCTACGTTATATTTATAATAAAATTATCAAAATACAAGATAAAAATATTTAGTATAATTATTATATAAATTTGATATTTATTTAATAATTATATTTATTTATAAAATGACTTCTGAAGAGGTATATGTTCTATCACTGAATAAAAAAGGAAATTATTATGTAGGAAAATCTAAAAATAAACAATCAAGAATAAATGACCATAAAAAAATAAATCAAAACTCGGCTAAATTTGTTAAGGAATGTAATGGTGTATATAAAGCAATTAAACCACTAACGCCCAAAGATGAAAATGGATCTAATTGGGAAAAAGATGAATTATTAGTAAGAATGATTAAACATGGATTTAATAATGTAAGAGGATGGGAATTTACTAATACAAAACCATTAACTAATTCTGAATGTAATATAATTAAAACTTTAATAATGGGATTAGGTGATAGATGTAGAAAGTGTGGAAATGAGGGACATTTTGCTAATAACTGTATTCAGAATAAAGCTGACTGGTTGATTAATTTAGAAAAGTGTATGGTAATATCGCATGATAGTGAAACTATGAAAAAAATAACATCAAAGGATATAATAAATAGTCAAATAAATATATCTGTAAATAAACTTTCTACTAATAGAAAGAAAAAAGAATGTAAAAGGTGTGGAAGAACTAATCATACTACAAATAGTTGTTTTGCTGAATTTGATGTTAATGGTGAATATATTGATAGTGATTTAAGCAGCGATGATGATCATTATAATATGAGATGTTTTAGATGTGATAGAATAGGTCATTTTGCTAATGAATGTTATGCGAGATATGATATAAGGGGATATTTTATAATGGATTAATAAATTTTGCCTTTAAATCTAATTATAAATTTTTTCATTTCTATTTTTTTTTTTTTCTCAAGAAGTTGTTAATTTTTAAAATTTTCATTATTATAATTTGGAAAAATCTTTAAACCAATCTGAATCAGTATTTTAAGATATAATTTGATTTAAAAATTATTTATTATTTAATTAATTAATGACATATCAATATCAAGAAAGTATTGATAATGAAATACCTATTAATTCAATGGAAGAAATTTTAAACACAGATTCTAATATCCAATATAATTCTGAAGATGACTCTTATTCTGGACCAGAATCCAACAATATTTCAGGATATTCTGATTATGATTCAGACCTGGAAGATACAAATTATTTGGAAGAAATTCCACTAAAAGATAAATTTATACCTTATCTTTATAAACACCAAATAGAGGCAATTAATGCTAAAGCTAAATATAAAAAATGTCTAGTAAATATGTGGTGCGGTACAGGAAAAACTAGGACATTCACCGTCTCTATTTTTAATGATGAAAAAAATCTAAATGTTATTGTTTTTCCTTCCCTGGGATTAATTAATCAATATAATAATGACTATTTTAATAATGATAATGAATTTTTTAACCAGAATTTTTCTAATTACCAATGCTTAGCTTTTTGTTCTGATGATGAAGGAAAACTAAATATCAAAAATGATAGAATTAAATATACTACTAAACAGAGTATTTTGGATAAGTTTTTGAAAAAATCTAATTGTAAAAAAATAATATTAGTTACCTACCAATCTTTTGAAAAATTTATCAATGAATGTATTAAACACCAAACAATAATAGATTATCTAATCTGGGACGAAGCTCATCATATTTTAGGAGAAAAGATACAAAATATTGCTTTTAATAATAAGTCTCTAGATCGTATTGTAGATAAAAAAGAATATTATACTGCAACTCCTATCAATCGTAATAGTATTACTATGTATGATAGAGAGGAAGAATATAATAGTGATTGTGGTCCATTAGCATATGAATATCTATTTTATCAGGCTGTCGAGGATAAGATTTGTAAACCATTTCAAACCCAAATATCCCTATATATGGAAAAACCAGAATATAAATCAAAATATATTCCTATTTTTGAATCAATTATTCGTGCGTGTTTATCAGGTAGTTATGATTACTGGAATGTGCTTACTTATCATCGATATGTAAATGATAATGAAAATCAATCTATCTCTTCTGTAAAAGAATTTGCTTCCAAAAATAATGAAAAAATATTAAAGAAATTATTTATTAGAATACAAAATGATGAGTTTCCTAATACAAAAAATATCTTTAATGTAGATGATGTTAAATTAGAAGGTGTAGATGCTACTACAAAAAATCGTCAAAAAATAATTAATGATTTTGACCAAAAAGTTGTGGGAAGAATTTATATATTAGCATCTTGTGGTATTCTAAATGAGGGTATTGATACAAAATGGGCTAATATGGGTGTACCGATTGACCCTACACAAAGTATTGTAAAAGAATCACAAAGAATTGGTCGTTTGGTTAGACTTCCTGAACCAAATATGCCACCAGCTATTATATTGATACCTTGTCTGGTAGATATTACTAAATATAATACAATGGATACTGATGAAAGAAAAGATGAAATGATAAGACAGGAATTATCAGAATCAGGTAATTTTAATACAGCTTTAAATGTAATTAGTGCTTTTCGATACCAATATGATCCAGAATTATTTGAATTGTGTATAAAATATCCTAATATGTATGAACCTCAGGAAATCGAGGATAATTTGTTAAAGCATGGATTAGAAGTGCTTGAAAGTAAAGGTAATTTATTAGAAAACCTTAAATTTATATGCAATCAAGATAATATTGATTTAGATGTTGAATCGTTTGAAGAGACAAATGAAATAAATATCCTAAATGATATAGCAGAGAAATGTGAAAAAACTATAGAAGTTCATACACAAAGTTATGATAATCCTGTTATATATTATAATGAAAATGCATTTGATTTAGAACCTTTAAGATTATTTTATAGTGAAGATGATAAAACTTATTCTCCTGTTGTAAAAAAGGATAAAAAAGAAAAAATTATAAAAAAAACAATTAGTGCACCTAAAAAAAGACCAAAATTATTTGATATACATACTCATCCTGATTTAGAAGTTTTATGGAAAATCAAAGATGTAAATTTAAATAAAATGTTTGGTCAAGGTATCTTAGATGTAGATATAAAATACAATGATAAAAAATGGAATACTCATTATGAGTTGTTAAAAGAATACATGTTGAATAATGACAATCAATGTCCTACGAGTTATTTAACAATAAGTGGGATTAAGCTTGGGTCATGGATAAATCGACAACGACAAGATAAAAAGAAGAATAAATTAAGTCAGGATAGAATAACAAAACTCGAATCATTACAAGGATGGGTTTGGGAATTTGATTTAGATGAAGAATGGAATACTAATTATGAGTTATTAAAAGAATACATGTTGAATAACAATAATCAATGCCCCACGCAGAGTTATGAAACAACTGATGGGATTAAGATTGGGTTTTGGATAGGTAATCAACGACAAAATAAAAAGAAGAATAAATTAAGTCAGGATAGAATAACTAAACTCGAATCATTACAAGGATGGTTTTGGGAATTGGATTTAGATGAAGGATGGTATACTAATTATGAATTATTAAAAGAATACATGTTGAATAACAATAATCAATGTCCAACGCAGAGTTATGTGACGACGGGTGGAATTAAGATTGGATCATGGATAGTTACACAACGACAAAATAAAAAGAAGAATAAATTAAGTCAGGATAGAATAACTAAACTAGAATCATTACAAGGATGGTTTTGGGAATTGGATTTCGATGATGGATGGTATACTAATTATGAATTATTAAAAGAATACATGTTGAATAACAATAATAAATGTCCAACATGGAGTTATGAAACAACAGGAGGGATTAAGATTGGAAATTGGATACATATACAACGACAAAATAAAAAACAGAAGAAATTAAGTGAGGATAGAATAACTAAACTCGACTCATTACAGGGATGGTTTTGGGATCCATTGGATGAAGAATGGAATACTAATTATGAATTATTAAAAGAATACATGTTGAATAACAATAATAAATGTCCAACATGGAGTTATGAAACAACAGAAGGGGTTAAGATTGGTAAATGGGTTAGTCATCAACGACATAAAAAGAAGAATAATTTAAGTCAGGATAGAATAACTAAATTAGAATCATTACAAGGATGGTTTTGGGATCCATGGGATGAAGAATGGAATACTAATTATGAGTTGTTAAAAGAATACATGTTGAAAAATAATAATCAATGTCCAACAAGGAGTTATGAAACAACAGAAGGGATTAAGATTGATAGTTGGATTAGTCATCAACGAAAAAATAAAAAACAGAATAAATTAAGTCCGGATAGAATAACTAAATTAGAATCATTACAAGGATGGTTTTGGGATTTAGATGAAGGATGGAATACTAATTATGTGTTGTTAAAAACGTACATGTTGAAAAATAATAATCAATGTCCAACGCGGAGTTATGAAACAACTGATGGTGTTAAGATTGGGGGTTGGATAAGTACACAACGAGATAATAAAAAAAAAAATAAATTAAGTCAGGATAAGATAACCAAATTAGAATCATTACAAGGATGGTTTTGGGAATTGGATTTAGATGAAGGATGGAATACTAATTATGTGTTGTTAAAAACGTACATGTTGAAAAATAATAATCAATGTCCAACAGCGAGTTATGAAACAACAGATGGGGTTAAGATTGGGCGTTGGATAAGTAAACAACGAGATAATAAAAAAAAATATAAATTAAGCCAGGATAAGATAACTAAATTAGAATCATTACAAGGATGGTTTTGGGAACAAAGAAAAAAAAAAAAAAACATGTCAAAACCAACAATAATAACTCAAAATAATAATAATTCGGAATCAAAAGAAAAAAGACAAATAAGACAAAAAAATGAATTATCAGAATTACATAAAAAATATAAAACATGAATTCAGAAAATTTACATAATCACTTCATAAATAATAAAAAAGACTGGGAAGATTATCATAAGATATCTGAGGCAAATGAAGAATCTTTTCCAACAGAAGAGATACCCAGAAATAGAATCATTGAATATTTAGAAAATCTTCAAGGAAATAAATGTAAAGATATAGTTGATTTAGGTTGTGGTTTTGCAGAAATAAATGAACATTTTGTTAATAATCGCAGATTTAATTTTACAAATTTTGACCATGTATCAGCAAAAGAAAATATTATTTCAAAAGATATAATGAACACTGGTTTAGAAGATTATTCACAAAATATTTGTATAATGTCATTAGCAATGTGGGGTAGTAATTGTAAAGATTATATTAGTGAGTGTTATAGGATATTAGATATAGGAGGAACTCTTCTTATCATTGAACCATACAAACGATGGTATAACGAAGAGTTATCAGAAAATAAGTTAGAAAAATTGTTGATTGAAAATGGCTTTACAATTATAAAAAAGGAAGAAAAAAAATTTGTATTTATTGAGGCAAGAAAGTAAATAGATAAGATTTTTTAAGAACAATCAATTTCATTTTTCTCCACACAACATTCCTTAATAAATTCTTCCATTTCAGTAGGATTTAGATAGCTATATTTAGAAGGAATAATAATAAGTTTAATATTGTGTTCTAGACATAATTCAATTTTTTTTTTGTCTCGAAGTTGTTGATTTTTAAAGTTTTCAATATCATTATTATGGAAAAATTCACAAAATTGCTCGTGTTGTAAGCCATTATATTCAAAAGCTAATTTAAGTTCTTCGCAGTAGGCATCTAATTCTAAATTAGAACCAGTATCATTTTTAAGCCAATCTGGTCTAATTTTAATAAAAGTATTTTCTGGATATAGTTTTTTTAAAATATTGCACATTAGATCTTCGGAGCGAGAATCCTTACATCTACATCCTAAAGATTTTTTATTCATAAATACATTAATTGAACTTGTAGTAACTGTAATTTTACATATATTGCATTTTATCGGAGGTTTAAAATTTTTACCTTCTTTTCTAAGTCCCTCTTTTAATGTATTATCATCAATTTGTAATTCAGTATTTCTGTTTTTACATTCATCTTTAATCTCAGAAATTCTATTTTGCCATGCGTTCATTCTACCACATAAACAGTTATAACTTCCTTCTAAATCTACAAAATGGTCAATTCTACACCTAAATATTTCGTTACATTTTAGACATTTAATAGTAGGCTTATATTTTATACCATGTTTTGAGGTACCTTCATTCCAAGTTTTTTCATCATCTAATAATTCACATTCTTTAATATTACAAATACTAATAAATTCAATTCTTCTTCCTATCCAATGAGTTATATTAGGACATTCACAATTTAATATATTATTGTAAAAAGCTAATTCTATTGTTGTAGTATTACATATAAAATCGCATTTTATACATTTAATACGTGGTTTATAATTTTTACCTTTTCCACTACAACCTTTTTTCCATTCTTCTTCAGTATCTAATAATTCATAATTATTATTATCACAATAATTTTTAAAATCAATATATCTCAAAATCCATTTATACGATTATTACATTTACAAGCTAAAATTTTTCGTTTTCCAACAAAATCGTGTATAGCAGTAGTTATTACTAAAAAATCACATATTTCACAGTGTAATTCTGGTTTATATCCTTTTCCATATTTTTTTGTTCCTTCTATCCATTTTTCCAAACTATCTTTTAAAATTACAGAACGAGGGACACAAATTTCATTTTTAAATTCATCGTATCTATTAATCCAAAACGGAGACATTATTTTTTATAAATTTATTAATAGTTAGATTAAACATAAATCAAATTTATTAATATTATTATAAATTATAGATATAATCTATATTATTATTAAATAATTTAAGAAGTAGAACTTTTAGGTGCTAGACATAATTTAACATTTCCTAGGGAAGCTACGTTATATTTTATTATCAATGGATAATCATTTTTCAGATATAATTCTATTGAATTGCATAAGTTGGTGCATTTTGTGAATAATACTAAATGTTTTAAGGCGAAAATTCCTTGAACGACTTCTTCGGGATTACTGTTTTGTATGAAGGACATACCAGAAATCGTTTCCCCTAAAGTGGTCTCTTGCACAGCATAATCTCCTCGACAACTGAACATTAATTGATTTCCTACGCTCTTAATTTCCATATTATCTGCGATGTTGTGCATATCACGACAAATCTTCTGAAAATCATTCGATGGCATGGTAAGTACGCTTTCAAAAGATGCCGGGGGGATGTCTATCTTCTCTTCCGGTAAATCCATTAGATTTAGTTTATATTTTGTAAGAGAGTTTTTCTCTCCATTTTCTATTCTAATTCCCAATCTATTTGGGTCATCTTTTTCAATGTATAAACTTAGGGTATCATTATTATTCATAGTTTTAATAAGTTTGAACAAACACAACATAGAAATACCAATTGTAAGTTTACTATCATTTAATTTAGAAAATTTCTCAAATTTGTTAGCATCTAATTTAAGATGAACCAATACAGTATGACTGGGATCCATAGTCATAATTTTAATACCAGAACTTTCAATTTCTATATTAGCATCGGTTAAAATTTCTTTCAATGCTTCTATTAAAATTCGGAATGCAGAAGATTGCACTGTCTTTAGCTCAAAAATATAATCACTATTATATGAAGTATCATTATTGACACTTATTTCGTTTGCTACTTCAGACATTTATAATATAAATTTAAACGCATTCCTTTAAATACTTTAAATTTATATTATTTATTTAAATTAAAACATAATATTAAACTTATTATTATCCTTCTAAATATAATTATTAAATCCTAGTAAAATAATATATTAATCTATTATAAAATATGGTCTTGTATCATATATTGTATATAATTAAATTTTATACTTAAAAAGATATATCTACTTAAAAATAATATATTATTATAATATGGGGCTGTAGCTCAGATGGTAGAGCGCCTGCTTAGCATGCAGGAGGTAAGAGGATCGATACCTCTCAGCTCCATAGTATTATATTAACTGAAAGTATATGCGCACATAGAACTAAGATGAAGTTTACTTCTCATTAGAAAGTTATTATTAACCAGATAAATGAAATTTTAAAAATTCATTTGCTACCATAGTATAGCGGTTAGTATATCTGCTTTACACGCAGAAGACATAGGTTCAACTCCTATTGGTAGTAATATTTGATTTGGTTTGCCGTCGTGGTCTAGTGGAAGAATAGTCGCTTTGGGTGCGACTGACCCAGGTTCGATTCCTGGCGATGGCCATATATATTTTATTAGATTTAATAAGTTAAATATATATATTTGGGTCTATAGCTCAGTGGTAGAGCGGTAGACTGTAAGATAGAATGCTCCCTGGTTCAAATAGGTGTGGGGCCTAAAAAGTTAATAGGTCTATTAGTTACATAGCAGCATGAGTATATATTCATAGATAGTATATGCAGCAGCATGGGTGTGAATAATTAAATTAACTTACAGCAAAAAAAAAAAAAACAAATGCTTTTAATATAGTAAGACTCGATATAAAACCTTTATGAAATCAATATACTATAATTAGATACTGTAAAGGGAATAGCAAAACTAAAAGCTCTTCTATTATTAACTTATTAAATATGTATTTGTATTGTTGTTTGTGTTGAGGTGGCCGAGTGGTTAAGGCGCTTCACTGCTAATGAAGTCTGTTAGACAGTCGCAGGTTCGAATCCTGTCCTCAACGTTTTTATCTAATTAAGCAGAAGTAATTTAAATTAATATACTAAATTTTAATCACAAATATTCCATTTTGTCCTAAAGAGATATAATAATTTTACCGATAATATATATTATGATAGAAAATATTATTTATACATTTGAATCAATTTGATGATCAAATATATTATTTGCATAATTATTTGAGTGATCAAATATATTATTTGTAGGAATATCAAATATATTATTGGTAGGAATATCAAATATATTATTTGTATAATATGAATTATTAATAGTATTATAATATAGATTTTGATAATATGTAGCATTAGCGATAGCTTGTTGGATTAAAGCGCTATCTTGATTGTGTAGAGTAATAGCTTGATCGCGTTCATTTTTAGCAATATCGATTTCTTTATTCTTATCAGCGATACATTTCCAAGCAGATTTGTGTGTATCAAGATTTTTTTTCTGAAGATTTTCTATTTCGTGATTTTTTTCGCGAATAATGGAAATAAGTCTAGAAGCTTTACTATCTTTCTGTTTAATAACAGACTCTTTACGATCAAGCTCATCTTTGAGATCATTAATAGTGTCAGTATGAGAACTAGTATCGGAATAAGTTGAATCGGAATTAGAAGAGGAAGTAGAGCTATAAGAAGTATAACTAGAGTCGGAATAGTAGTCATGATCAACAATAGGTTCCTGTTCGTGGTTCTTATGTTCTGTGGTGTTTGGCATTGAATATAATCATATTGATTTATGACAGGATAAGATCAAATATTTTTTCTAACAGGGCGGATCACAGATTCCCTATCGTCAACGTTTTTAGAATGCTAATTAAATAGATGTAATTTAAATTAATATACTAAATTTAAATCACAAATGTTCAATTTGTCCTTAATTTATTTTATGCTTAATGTGGTAAAAACAATTGTTATTACAACATTAAATATTTCACTTAAAGATATATTTTAATTTATTAAATTAAGTATTTTAAATTAATGAAACATAATTTTGACTTTGATTATTATTTGTTAACAAATTCAGATTTAAGACACTTATCTGAAAAAGATGCATATTTACATTATATTAACTTTGGAATAAAAGAAGGAAGAGTGGGTTTTAAACATATAAATCAAATTACTAATATTACAATTATATTACATTTATTTAATACAAATTTATTTAATGAGATGTTATTATATATAAAAAGTGTTAAAAAAATTTTTAGTATTATAAATATTATAATAACAGTTAATATAAATATAGATAAAGAAACAATTACAAATATATCAGAATTATTACCTGAATCTATAATAATTAAAGTAGAAAATAAAGGTGTTGATGTATATCCTTTTATATTATCAATAAAATATTTACGTGAAAAAAAAATTAAAACAGATTTTATACTAAAATTACATACAAAAGAATCCTTGAATTTTGCAGAAAATTTTAATAATTGGAGAAGAGAATTAATAGAACCTATTGTGAATTATAAAAATTTATTAGTTTTACAAAATTATTTTGTAAAACTTGATAATATAGGGTATGTTTCTTCACAAAAATGTATATTACCTAAAAATTATGATTTAGATTTTCCTGCTAATATAGAAGGTATTAATAAAATATGTGAAGAATTTCCACATTTAGAAAAAGATTGGACAGATTTTAATGGTGGAAATATATTTTGGATTTCTAATAAAGTTATAGAGCAATATTTAACTGAAAATTTAATAAATTATTTAATACCTAAATTTATCATAGGTAAACCTCCTTGTAATTCTAAAGATAAAGGTATATATATAGAATATTTATGTGAAAGATTATTTACAGGAATATTTTGCTTTGATAAAACTAATATTGTTATTAATGAATATTTATGTACAGAGAGAGGAATTTCACTAGATTTAAAATATTTTTATCAACCAAAAGTTTTCTCATTAATTAATCCAAAATATATTAATAAAATAAATATAATTTAAATATTTATAGATTTTTTAACATTTCTATAAAATCATTTAATTGATTATCATTTAATTGATTATCATTTAATTGATTATCATTTAATTGATTATCATTAATTTTTTTTTTTTTTTTACAATAATGTATTGAATATGGATTTGATAAAATTTTGTTTTTATTCCAATTACTTTGTGTATTGTATGGTTGATTTATAATAAAAAAAGGATTTTTTTTTTTTTTTTTTT